CCGGAGCCGGCGCTGACTGGCAATCGCGCGTCTGTCGCGTGCCGTCCGGCTCCTGACCTCGGTTGGTGTGCAGCACCCAACGATTGATCCTCGAAGTGACCGAGGGAGACGGCTCGTCGGTGTCGCGTTCGTAGTCGTGGGCGTAGCCGTTGCCGGAGTTGGTGCGCACGCTCCAGGAGCGGGCCTTCTCGGTCAGCGCCCAGCTCGGCTGGTCGGCGTCGAACTCGTTCCCGCCGGCCGTGGTGCGCTCCCCGCGGGTGTTGACAACACCCGCGGGGAGCCAGCCCAGGGCCTCGGCCATGGACACCCACGGCTCGCCCCAGAGCTGCTGGCCCTTGCGCGCGTCGTAGTGCGTCGGCTCCGGGCGGGTGACGCGCCGGACTCGTGAGGCGATCAGGATGGCGCGGGTGCGGGTCTGTGGTACGCCGTAGTCGGCGGCGTTCAGCGTGCCGGTCCAGGCGGAGTAGCCCTCGGCGCGCAGGTATCCGGCGGTCGCCTCCCACACCGGCAGCGCGGCCGGGACCTGCTCCAGCGCCACCCACTCGGGCCGGGCGGCGAGTGCGTAGCGCAGCGGTTCGACGAGCAGCAGCGAGCGCGGGTCGGCCATCTTCTCGGCGTAGGCGGCGCGCCGGTCGTGGCCGCCCCAGAGCAGGCCGAGCAGTTCGATGACCAGGTCAAGGTCGGCGACGCCTTCGCGCAGCCCGGCCGCCGAGAGGCCCTGGCATGGAGGGGAGGCGATCAGGCCGGTCAGCCTGCCGGCGAGCTGGGCGACGGGCATGGCGGCCACGTCGGCGCGGATCGTGGCGTGTCCGGCGGCGATCCGGGTGGAGCAGGCCCACGGGTCAAGTTCGAAGCCGACGTCGGCCAGGCCGAGCAGCCGCAGGCCCTCGGACCAGCCGCCGGGTCCGGCAAAGAGGTCGAGTATCACGACACCACCTCCGCCGCGGCGGTCCGTCGCTGCCATGCGGCCCTGTTGCTGGCGGGCCGGGTGTCGTGGGCGCGCAGCTCGGCGAGCAGCAGGGCGCGGCGGCGCTTGGTGACCGCGCGGGTGTCGCCGTGCTGTTGGGCGTAGTGCTCGGCGAGGGCGTCGAGGGTGGCGAGCGCCCATTCGTCGAGGCAGGGGGCCAGGGCGGTCATCGCTTGCCGTCCAGTACGCCGCTGGGCGACCACTCGGGCTTGGCCATGTCGACGATCCGGGCGAACTGCCCCTGAAACGCGCATGTGATCGAGAAGCCGGACGGGCCGGAGCGCTGCTTGTCGATGATCAGGTCGATCTCGTTCTGCCGCGGCGTCTCGCGCTCGTACATGTCCTCGCGGTAGAGCAGCACCACCGTGTCGGCGTCGTGTGCTAGTGCGCCGGACTCACGCAGGTCGTGCTTGGTCGGCCGGTGATCGGCGCGGCTGGTGAAGTTCTTGTTCAACTGCGAGAGCGCGATCACGCACACGCCCATCTCTTTGGCGATCATCTTCAGCCCGCGCGAGAGCCCGGCCACCTCGAGGTCGCGTCGCTCGGCGCGCCGTTCTCCAGTGGCCAGCTGGAGATAATCCACGACGACCAGGCGCGTGGGTACCCGCTTGCGCATGTGCTCCAGGCGCGCCCGGATGGTGGCCAGCGTGATGGTGGACGCGTCGTCGATGAGCATCGGCGCTGCGGCGATGCGCGGGGTGAGCTTCGCGATGGTCTCGCGCTCTGCCGCGTCCAGGGTCCGGTTCTTGATGTGGTGCAGCGGGATCTTCCCGACGCTGGCCAGCAGCCGCCAGTGCACCTCACGCCGGCCCATCTCCAGGCTGTGGATCAGCACGCCTTCACCGAGGCTGAGCGCGACGTGTCCGCCGACGTTGAGCCCGAACACGCTCTTGGCCCCGCCAGTGTCCGCACCGACGATGACCAGCTGCCCGGCGTAGAGCCCAACGGCCTCGTTGAAGTCGATCCACGGGGTGGGGATGCGCCCGGCGTCGCGATCGTCGTCGATGGCTTCGACGCTCGCGGTGAAGTCCTGCTCAAGCCACGCAGCGCTCGGGTCGGCGCTCGCCTGCGCGGCGACCCGGTTGACGCCGTCGAGCAGGCCCGCGACGACCTCGGGTTCGAAGCGATGGTCGCCGGTCGCGTAGGCGCCGCGCAGAAACGCGGTGTGCAGCTGGCGGCGGTAGGCGTCGTCGGCGACCGTCTTGGCGTGGTGGCGCACGGACTGCGGGTGCGTGAGCACGGTCGCGCCGGCGAGCTGGTGCAGGATCGCTGGGCCGGAGCGCCGCAGCAGGGCGAGCTGCCCGGTGGTGGTCAGGTGCTGGTGTACGGCGAGCGGGTCGATCGGGGTTCCAGCGGCGTGCATGTCGATCGCGGCCTGGTAGATCCCGGCCAGTTCCGCGTCCCAGAACGAGGCGGCGGTCAGGGTCTCGCTGGCTGCCTCGAGAGCTGCGCGGGACATCAGGCACGCGCCGACGACCTGTCGTTCGGCTTCCAGCACGGGCGGGGCGGGGACGTGGCGCGCGAGGTCGTCGCCGGGCGGGGTGGTGTTCATCGGGCAGCCGCCTTGCGCCGGTCTTCGCCGATCAGCGGGAGGGTCCAGCACATCTCGGTGACGCGGGAGGCGATGCGCGCGCCGAGCCGCTCGCTCATCTCGCCGGGCGGCACATTGGTGGTGAAGATCGAGGGCAGGGCGTGGGTGTAGCGCCGGTCGATCAGGCGGTAGAGGGTTTCCTCGGTCCACTCGGTGCGGTTGGTGGCACCCAGGTCGTCGAGCAGCAGCACGGGCGCGGTCGCGAACAGGGCGTAGGCGCCTTCGGTGTCGCGGCCGGGCGCCGGGCGCTGGACGCCGAAGAATTCGGCGGTGGAGCCGGCGCGCCAGGTGACGCAGGAGCGGCGCGACTCGCTCAGCAGCCGCAGGGCGGCGTAGCCGTTGTGGGTCTTGCCGGTCCCGGTGGGTCCGGCGATCAGCAGCGAGGGCGCGGTGCGGGGATTCTCGAGTACGGCCAGCGCCCAGGCGTAGATCATCGGCTGGTCGGTAGTGGCGTCGGCGTAGCGGGGCGGAGTGGCGTTGTGGGCGTGCTTGCGGTTCTCCTGCTGCTGCCAGCGTGCGGTTTTGGGCTGGCTGGGGGCGCCTTCCTCGGCGTCGGGGTCGGTGATGGCGCGGATGGTGTCGAGCCAGTCGGTGGGGAACGTGGTCATGAGATGGCTCCGAAGTAGACGGACTGGTCGGCGGGGTTCTGGTACGGGCTGTGGCCGCTTGAGCGGCCGAAGCCTTCGATGGCGACGCGCAGGGTGTTCGCGGTCAGGGCGCGTTTCTCCTTGGCCAGAGCGCGCAGGCCGTCGGTGATCTGTTCGTCGTCGTAGAGCGGCTGGCGGGTGCCGGGCTCGGTGGAGCGGACGGCCTTGCGTACGACGCCTTGGACGGCGAGGAAGGTGGAGAGCGGGACGAGGTCGGTGTAGACCTTGGCGAGGCGGTTGATCCGCTGGCCTTCGGTCTCGGGTTCGGCGTGCTGCGGCGGCTCGTCCGCCGCGAGGTCGGGCACGAGCACGAGTTGCGCCGGCGCGCCCGGCTCGGGCGCAGCAGCACATGCAACCTGCAACCTGCTACCTGCTACATAAAGAAGCGACGACTTGTCTGCGCCGGACGCAGACTCGTCCGCGCGCCGCGCAGACTTATCTGCGCGAGATTCGGGTGGCGCGCTGGCCTGCACGTTCGTCTCGTGCGCGCTCGAATCGGCGTCCGGCGCATCTTCGTCTGCGTCTCGCGCAGACTTGTCCGGGCGCGGCGCGGGGTCGTCTGGGTCCGGCGGCGGCGGGAGGCGCGAAGGGACCTTCGCGGCCTCGAGTCGCTGATGCTTCGCCAGGCGCGGCAGGAACAGGTACGGGTCGCCGTCGACCTCGTAGCGCACGACCCGCCCGGCGATCACGAGCATGTCGAGCAGGGCGTCGATGACCTTCGGCGTCAGGTCGTCGTCCTCGGCGTACGGGAACGCCTGACCCTTGATGTAGGCCGGGTCACCCATGAGCCGGGCGTGCTCGTCGGCCAGGTTCCACAAGGCCATGTAGAGCATCCGGGCGTCGCGGTTCGGCACTTTGCGCACGAACGAGCGGTCGACCCAGAACTCCGGCTTCACTGAGCGGATGCGTGCCATGCTTCGTCGCTTCGCTTTCCCCGAGTGGCGGACGGTGGAGGACGGCTAAGCGCCGAGCAGAACGGACGCCTGGACGATCCGGCCTCGCCGGCCGAGGGCGCAGGCCATGACGAGCGCCGCCCAGTCCGACCTCGCGGGCCAGTGCTTGGAGGACAACTGGCTGGTCCACTGCGCCAGCTGCTTCCAGGTGCGGATCTGCTCGACGCCGATCTGGTAGAGGTCGCCGATCTCGTGCTCGGGGGGCGTGCATTCGCCGTAGTGCCGGGCGTACCAGCGGATCGGCATCGGCTGGGCGATCACGGTCTCGATCCCGGCGAACGTCACGCGCGGCAGCTCGTCGCCGCGGTGTGCCCGGATCTCGACATAGGGCGCGTAGAGGTGGCCCTCGTCGTCGGCGATCGGGGCGTGGCAGGCGTCGCAGATAGCGGCTAGCTCGTGCACGGTCCCCCTCCTTTCGTGAGCTGGTCAGTTGGTCTGTGCGAGTGCGGCTCGCCCTTGGCGGATCAGCGCCTCGCCGAGCGCGATCGCCGCGGCCGGGTCGAGCGCGCCCTCTTCGTCGAACAGGTACTTGGGGTGGGCGAGCCACACGACGGTCTCTTCGTCGTCGCCGGACAGGCCGACGAGCCAGCCGGCCGCCGCGCGCTGGTCAGCGGCGACGCATATCCCGGCGTCGTGGCGCTTACAGAAGGGCCGGTGGCGCCTGACGGGGCTGGTTTCGCCGGGGATCACGGCGCGCCGCCGGAGCGTCGTTCGCGGCGGTTGCGGTGCCAGGCGGCGAAGTCGATCACGTTGTCCGGCAATAGGACCTCGGCCGCGTCGGCGAGCGTGGTCATCGCGTCGGCTGCGGCGTGCAGCTGGCTGGCCGCGGCGCGAGCCTCGCTCGGGCTGACCGCCGTGTCGCCGGTCAGCGCGTCGGTCAGGAAGCGCAGGGCCGTCTGGACGGCGCTCAGGGCGTCGCTGGCCGTCTCGGTGTCGAGGGTGAGGGCCGCTGTCATCGTCGGCCGCCGACGGTAAAGTCAGGCATACGTCCACTCCCGGTCTCATCGGGTGTTGGGCTACGCCCCGGCCGGAGTGTCCAGCTCCGGTTCGGGGCGGCTCTGTTTCTGTGTCACAGATTACTTGTGCAAGCTGTCTTGTGCAAGTAATCTGTGACACATGGACCGAGACCCGTTGAGACGACGCCCCAGCGGCGCGGCGCGACCCCCGCACATCGCAAACCCGGTAGCGCATCTGCACTTGGCCAAGCCGCTGTGGCAACATGTCCGCGTGGCGCGCATTGATCCAGACGACCCGCGACTGACTCCCGTGAGGGACGCCGTTGCGGCGCTCAAGGCCGCCGAGGAGGCCGTGAAGCAGCGCCGAGCCGAGTTGGGCAAGGCCGTCGCCGACGCCATCCGCAACGACGTCGGGCCCGCTGTCCTGGTGCGCGAGACCGGGAAGTCCGCCGAGTCGATCCGGACGATGGCGCGCGAGAACGGCGTCGAGCCGCTGCGCGATCCGAGGGGCGCCGCGAAGTCGGCCGCCAAGCGCGCCGCCGACTCCTGACGCCGCGTGGGCACGCGAACGCCCCGGCACACGGCCGGGGCACGCGAGACGGGGGAGGGTCACGGGGCGGCCCCGAAGTCCAGCGCGGTCTGGCTCAGGCGCCGGGCCGCGATCTCGCAGTAGCGCTCCTCCAGCTCTACGCCGACCGCGCGTCGTCCCTGATTGCGGGCCGCGACCAACGTCGAACCCGACCCACAGAAAGGGTCCGCGACCACACCCGGCGGACACGCGCTGATGAGTTGTTCCAGCACATCGACCGGCTTCGCGTGGGGATGCTGATACCGGCCAGTCAGCCCGTTCGGACTGCTCTGCATCCGAGTGGAAGAACGCAGCAACGCGCTCCGGCCGCCGAGCCCCGACCGGAACCCGCCTAGCAGGTAGACGGCCTCGATATCCCGCCGGTAGCCGCCGATCGCCCCCCGCATCCCGGCGTCGACAGCCTTGAGATAGACCAGGGTGATCTTCGCGCCATCCGGGGGGGGCAACAGGGGATCACCGAACACGACCGCCGGGCGAGTCCCCCACTCCTTCAACGCGGCGTCACGGACCGACGTGTCCCGGTCGTTGGCGATCCCCGCGTGCCCGTCGTTGCCGCCGTTGGACTTGAGGTTTCCTTGCCGCCAGCCGCGCCCGTACGGCGGGTCGGTCACGAGCACGTCGGCATCAAGCCACGCCGTCAGCTCCCGGCAATCCCCATGCCACAACTGCACGGTGCCGTCGTCGAAGTACGGGGTCGCGCCCATCACCGCACCCCCAGTGCCCGGCCGGCGAGCGCGATCAGCGCCAGCCCCAACCGGCCCAGGCCGTACGCGCCCAGCAGGAACGCGGCGGTCGCCAGCAGCATCCCGGCGGTCGGGAAGGGGCAGCGGCGACGAGGGCGGGAGCCGGTCACGCTGGCACCGCCTCAGCCGCAGCGACAGGCGGATACGCCGCGGCGTACTCCTGCCACAGCCCCGCCTCCTTCAGCAACTCGATCAGCAGCCGACCGGCCCGCGTGATCTCGTAGAACTCGCTGAACCTCGCGCCCGAGGTGTCCGTGCGCGGCGGGTACGGATAGGAGTGCAGCAGCAGGCCCCGGCGGATCAGGCCGTTCGACCCGGCTACGAAGTGCGGGATCGTGTGGTAGCTGTCCGCCGTGACGAACTCGTTGATGGTCGTGTCATTGGCGAGCCGCCAGTCGATGTAGGCGAGCGTGCTGATGTGCGTCTTGCGCAGCGTCAGGGTGAAGGCGCTTCCGGTGACGTGGTCGCGCAGCGCGGTGTTGATCGGAGCGCTCACGGCGTGCCCCCGATCCGCACCGCACCCGCCGCGCACAGCCGCTCCACGAGCGCCGCCAGGCCGCGGGCATGGCACGGCATGTCGTCCGGGCACCAGCAGCCCAGCCGCTTCCCGTACAGCTCCGGCAGGCGGCGCATCAGCTCGGCCTGCTGCGGCAGCCACTCGGCGTACAGGCGCACCGCCTCAGCCGCGCCGCCCACCTTCTGGGCGCGGTGCGGGTTCGCCCACGGCGAGGCGGGCAACCGCCAGCCGCCCTGGAACTGGGCGCGCCCGACATACACCACGTTCCGAGCCGCCGGGAGTTCGAGCGACGGCCCGAACTCCTCCCGGCGACCCTTCAAGCAGATCGCCTGCGTCGCGGCGGTCACAGGGACGCTCCAGCGTCAGGGCCCTTGGCCACGGCCGCACGCATCGCGTTACCCGCCGCACGCCACCCGTCCTGGTAGCCCTTGCGGTACGCGTCCGTATCCGCCTCGGCACCGATCAGCAGCGCCGCCAACGGGCAGTTGAGGATCGCGGCGATCTGAAGCAGCCTCGGCAGCGTGGGCAGCGTCGTGCCGTGCTCCCACTGCGAGACGTTCGGCGAGCCGATCCCGAGCCGTTCGGCGAGCGCCAGACCGCTGAGTCCGGCGACCTTGCGCTGCGTGGCGATGTTCCTGCCGATGGTCTTGGCGATCTCCGGGGTGTCCATCATGAGGTCACCGGCCGATCGCGCCAGCAGTTGCCGCACGGCAACAGGTGCACGGCCATCACCGGGCAGTAGCAGGCCTCGGAGCACCACGGCTCGCCGACTTGCACGACCGCAGCGACCGGGGCGACGACGATCCGCATGCGTGGCTGCGCGGCCACCCACGCCACCGGCGCACGGCGCACCGCGGCACGATCCCGAGCGGACGCCGCAGCGGCACGCAGACGCGCGGCGAGAGGGGGACGATCAGCCATCGAACCGACCGCCCTTCGGCTTCCACGTCAGGTGGCCGCTCACGTCATCCGCGCACGCCGCCCAGCCATCCGCATAGCCCTGCCGATAGGTGTCCGAGTCCGCGCCGACGCCCTTGAACAGGGAGACCATCGGGCATTCGAGCGCGGTGGCGACCTTGACCAGGAACTCAGTTCCGGCGAGCCGCTGCCCGCTCTCATACATCGATATCGAGGACTGATTCACGCCGGTCCGATCGGACAGCCAACCCTGGTTGACGCCACGGTTCTTGCGCGCTGCGGTGATGTTCGCGCCGATCATCTCGGCCAGCGTCTGCTCAGCCATCGTTCTCGCCGCCTTCACCGTGCGCGTCCACCGGCTCGGCCACGACCACCGCGGCCTTCGCGTGCCGCTCGGCGTGATGGATCGCACCGCCGACCGCGCGCAGGGTCAGCACCAGCTCGGCGATACGACCGCGCGCCTTCTCCAGCTCGGCCTCCGCCGCATCCGCGCGGGCCTCGGCCGTCACCAGCCGCGCCTGCGCGTCCTGCCGCAGCGACTCCTCACGCACCGCCTCGGCGCGCGCCTCATCCCGCTCACGACGCAGCCGCTTGTTGTCGGCCCACGCCGCGTCAGCGCTCACCGCGTCATCGATCCCGGCCAGCACGCGGCTGGTGGAGCCGGGGTACGACGGGCGTGAGTGCCGCTCCACGGGCCCACGTGCGGCCAGCGGGGTGACTAGCGCGCCGTCGCGGTTGCGGGCCAGCAGCAGGCCGCGCAGCCGCTCGACGCGGTAGAACGAGCCGGGCGGCTCCGGCTCGTCGAGCCCCTGCGTGAAGCGGGAGTGCCCGACCGCCATCGCCTCGGCGTCCGGGGGCGTGTGCGCGGCGTCCGGTTCGGTGGCCGCGTCCGGGGTCGGCGCGCCATGCAGGATGCTCACAGCGCACCCGCCTTCAGCCGCGCACGACGGACACGCGCGTACTCGGTGTTCGCGCGGGTGCAGTCCTTGCAGCGGCAGCCTCGGTGGTACTTGCTGATCGTCCCGTGCTGCGCCGGCTGGAACGGCTTGCCGCCCGGCACGCGGTTGCGGGAGTTCTCCGCCTCGCGGCACTCGTCGCACGGTTTCTCGCCGTGGCGCAGGTGGCGGCGGTACGCGGCCGGGGTGCCGCACGGCTTGAGGGTGCGTTCCATCAGACCGACACCGCCTCACGCACGCGCGGGAAGTGCCGCTCCTGCAAGCCCTTCGGCCACTCCGCCGGGTCGCCGCCCTTACGGTCCGCCGCGCCGTTCTCCCGCGCCCACACCGAACCGAGCTGCTTGACGAACATCGGCAGCCTGCGCGCCGAGCACTGGATGACGAGATCCATCGCCCACAGCGTGTCCATCGGCCGCGCACCTGGGCCCGACTCGCCGCCGATGATGACCCAGTCGAGCACCGACGGCGTACCGGTGTAGACCTCGCCGTCCAGGGTCTTCACGTCGCCGCCGAGAGCGTCCATCACCGCGCCGCGCGCCTTGAGGTTGCGCAGGTCGATCGGGCCGAGCAGCGGCTCAGCGCTGATGAACCGGACGGCCGCCGGAGTCTCCAGCAGCAGCGGGATGCGCGCCTCGGCCCACTGCTGGTCCTCAGTGCTGACGCCCAGCCAGACATTCGGCAGCGGCCATCCGGCCTCGTGATAGACCTGCCGCTCGCTCGGCCCCGGCACGCCGTCACCGTTGGCCTTGGACACGGCCCACGACATGGCGGAGCGGAAGTGGACGCTGGGCTGATGTCCCGCGCCACAGCGGCACTCGTCGCGCAGCAGCGACCGCATCCGCGCGGGCCGCTTGGTCAGGATCTGGTAGGTGTGCTGCGGCGTCGCGGCCATCACTGCGAACACCTTGGCGATGTGCGAGGCCGGGACGCCCTCGTGGAACAAGTCGCTCAGGCTGTTGACGAACACGCGGCGCGGCTTGCGCCAGGTCAGCGGCAGGGTGAGCCGGTCATCGTGCAGGATCACGCCGGTCGTGCCGCCGATCTCCGGCTTGTCGAACTTGCGGCCGTTCATGCGGAACGGCGGCGTGCGGTCGATATAGCAGCGCTCACAGCCCGGCGACACGCGGGTGCAGCCGGACACGGTGTTCCACGTCGCGTCCGTCCACTGGATATGGGACTGGTCAGACATTCTCGGGTCCTTAAGGCTTGAGCCCCGCCCGCCCGTGAGTGCGGCACGAGCGGACGGGGAGACTCGGGTTGTTACTTCGGGGGAGTGGCCAGCCGCTCACGCGCAGCGGCCACCAGCACACGCAGATCCGCCTCGGTCAGCACGGCATCGCTCTCGACGCCGCCCCACGCGGTCGCGACCTGCTCAGCCGCCTGCGGCTCCAGGCCGATCCGCGCGCCGCGCAGGCGCAGGAACCGCTCCGTGTCGGCGACGACCACGGCCAGCTCACGCTCAGCCACGACGACCACCGCCCGCGCGCTTGGCGGCCCGACGGCGGGCACGACGCTCACGGGCGACACGCACCCGGGGGGACTCCCACACCAGTACGGCGACGACGGCGAACGCGGCGATAGCCGCCAGGGCGATCACAGCGACGCCCCGGTCATCTGCTCGAACCGCTGGTGCGACCAGCCACCGGACGGCTCCGGAGCGCCGGCCAGGGACTTGGCCATCGCCTCGTAGCGCGCGTCCAACTGGGCCTCCAGCGCCCCCACCTGAAGCGCCGTCACCTGGCCGACGTCACGCGCCTCGACGATCGTGTTGTAGATCGCGCCCAGCTCCTCGGGCGAGGTCGCGTCCTTGATCTGGTTGGCGAAGTGGCTGGCCTTCGCCAGCTGCGCCTCGCTCGGCGCGTCCGGGTGCTGCGGCTGCGCGGGTGCCTGGCCGGACAGTTCCCGGTCCTTGGCCTGTCCGAGCAGGTTCAGGTTCGCGAACTCGTCGCGGCTGATGTGCCCGCCCTTGTGCGCCTCGTCCGCCACCCGCCAGATCGCGGCGAGCTCCGGCGCGGTGCTCGCCTTGGCGATCAGCCCGTCGAGCGAGGCGGCCACGCTCGGGCCGTTCTCGCCGCGAGCGTGACTCAGCAGGATCTGCAGCGACGGGACGAACGCGGCCGGGTCCAGCGGCTTACCGGTGTCGCCGTTACGCGGGTTCGGTGCCGGGTTCTCCTTCGTCCCGGCAATCGAGCGCATCACGTGCCGCGCCTCAGCGTCCGACAACTGCTTCGCCGAGGTGATCGGACGCCCGACGATGCGGGAGATCTCCGCGTGCCGCTCCTCGTCTGTGGCGAATCCGCGATCCTTCAGCCCGATCGCCATGTTGCGCAGCACACTGTCCGAGGGGCGGTCCGCCGGCTTTGCCGCAAACGGGTCGTCCTCCGGCGGCTTGGTGCGCCGCTCCCGCTTCGCCTTACGCTCCACCGCCTCAGCGACCTGCGCACCCGGCTCGTCGTGCTCGTCACGGTGCAGGTCCGACTTCGCCCACAGGTCCAGCGCCACACCGAAACGCATCGCCGCGTTGCGGATCGCATCGCCGATGACCTCCTTGACCAGGTCGCCACGCGCCTTGTTGCCGAACGCGTTCTCGGCGGTGCCGTAGCCGATGCGGGTCACCCCGCACACGGTCAGCCGGATCCACAGACCCTTGGTGTCGTCGAACTTCGGCAGGCCGTCCTCGCCCAGCGCCATCGGTTCCCAGAACCAGCCGGGGTCGGCGTCCAGCAGGATGCTGGTGGTCTCGGCGTGGCCGACGTAGTCCAGGTGGATGTGCTGCGGGGAGATGAAGGACTTGCAGACCGGGCACTGGGTCTTCTTGTGGCTCGCGCAGGAGCCCTTGTTGTTGGAGCAGTCGCGGCAGGTGACGCGGGGCAACTTGGCGATCAGGTGCGCGGGCACTTCGGCGCGCAGCTTGGCCAGCCCGATCTCGTCGGCGGTGGTGATCGTGGTCTCAGACATGCTGCTCCCCGTTCTGCGCGGTCAACGCCGCGTACTCGCTCTCGACGTGATTCAGCTGGCACGCACGCCACAACGCGGCCTTCATCCGGCGGCAGAAGCACTCCGGGCTGTCCACGTAGTCGTCCGCGATCAGCGCGGCCAGACCACCCGGGACCCGGCCGGCCAGCAGGCGGACCGCGACGATCGCGGTCTCGACCTCGGCGTCCGAGCACAAGCCGAGGTCGCGGGCCAGCAGACCGTCGTGCATCGCGTGCTCGATCAGTTCGGCGCCCTCGACGACGACGGCGCGGAAGTCAGCGGTGATGGTCATCGGGCCACCGCCGCTTCGGGCGCCGGGAACGCGAACTTCGCGTCCACGTGACCCCACACCCGCACCGAGTGGCCCATGTACGACACCTGCACCGACACGCGCCGGAACGGCCTGCCGTAGCCGACGTCGATCGGGTCGGTCACCTCGACGGTGCCGCCGGTCGCCGACGCCCAGTCGTTGACGGCGCCCCACGTGCTCGCGTCGCTGGCAAGCGCCAGCTGGCCTGTGATGACTGGTTCCGGCTCGCTGCGGGTGAGCTCCACCTTCAAGGCGCACAGCTGCGGCAGGTCGAGCGTGCCGGGCAGATCCATGAAGTCGACCAGCAGGCCCGTGAGACTGTTGATGTCGCTCATCGCGTCACCTCGGCGGGGACTCGCGGCAGGCGCTCGGTGTCGCCGTCCTGCGGAGCCCACGCGCGCCCGCGCAACTCGGCGGCGAGCGGCGAACCCTGGCATGCCGGGCACGTCACGTCGGCCAGCAGGGAGGTGCGCCACACGGGGTCCGGCTCGTCGCACGCCGCACCCCACTGCGAGCCGTCCGCCGGAGCCAGGTGCACGCAGATCGACGGCTGCGGCTGGAATCCCGCCGACGGGGCCTCGGCCTGCGGAACCTGCGGCGCCGGAGCCGGCCACTGCGCGCCCTCCGGGGTCACCGCGTCCAGCTCCGCCAGGCGCAGCAGCCGGAAGCGGTCCGCGGCCTGCACACGCTGGCGCGCGGCCAGAGCGTGCAGCGCGTCGACCTGCGCGAGCAGTTCGACGGCCTGCCGCTCGTTGACGTCCGCCGAGGTCAGCAGCTCCCGGCCCTCGGCGTACAGGCTGGTCAGGGTCGCCGCGTCGTAGCGGTACTGGCCGGCGAACGCGGCCGTCGTCGGCACCGCGGGCGCGTGGGGCGCCAACGGGACCTCGGGGCCGGGGACCGCGCGGCGGCGGCCGGTGGTGGCGGGTTTGCGGCTAGATAGCCTAAAATGCATCTCGGTCAACCTCTCGAACTTGAAGCGGTAGTGCTGGTTGATCAGGCGGCCTTCTCGTGTGGAGCGAGAGGGCCGCGTTCTTTAGCGGGGCTTGCGGCCGTAGTCGGCCGGATCGCAGACGTTGCGCTCGATCAGCTCGTCGAGGAACGCCCTCGGGAAGAGCCGCTTGCGCCCGATCTGCACGTGCTTGATGCGGTGCTGCTGCGCGAGCCGCTTAAGCCGCTGCGCGCTGTACGCCCCGCCGATGTACGCCGAGCCCTCTTCGGGGGTCAGCAGCGCCGGCACGACCTCGACGACGCTCACGACTCCGCCGCCCGCGAGTCTGTGTGTCCGTTTCCAGGCGGACACTCAATGGGCGCGAAAAGCTCGTCGAAGGGCGCCGCCAGTTCCTCCGAGATGCGTTTGGCGACCTCCCCGTCGACCGTCTCGCGCTCGCCGGTCAGAAGGTGTCCGACCAGCGGGGCGCTGACCCCGACCTCTTTGGCGAGGCTGCCGATGCTGTGCGGGACCACCCGCTTGGATCCGGCCAACCGCTCGCGCAACTTCAACCTGTCGCGCACCCGGTATCGGGCCATTGACCTCCCCCTTTTCTGTATCCGTACAGACACACTACACCCACGTAGAGTCTCCGTCTACGAAACCGGACGGGGAGGCTGGTGTTTCCATCTAGAAACGTAGACAATGTTTCTACAGAGGCCCGGACTCCCCGGCCGGACCCCTGACAATTGGAGACCGCCATGCCAGGCAGCACCCCCACGCTGCTGCGCGACATGGTCAAGGACGCACTCGCCAGCGGCCGGACCTATCGGCAACTCGCCGAACGCGCCGTCGACCCGGAGACAAAGCAGACCGCATCCTTCGCGCTGCTCAACGACATTGCACGCGGGAACGTGAACCGCGCCCCCTCGGTGGCGCACCTGCGCGCCATCGCCGTCGCGCTGGACCAGCCCTTCGAGAAGGTCCGGCAGGCCGCCATCGACGAGTACCTGCCCGAGAAGATCGACACCAGGGCCCTGCTGGAACAGGCTGACCAGCTCGAAGCCGAAGCGGAACGGCTCAAGGCGATCGCCGAGCGGCAGATGGGCGGCGGGGAGAGCGCGGGGGAGCGGGACACCGCCTGAACGTCTCGAACGTCCTAACAGTCTTATTCATACCCGAATGTCTCTTACGAGGTGAAACGTCGGTAAACGTCGCGCAATGATGCGCCATGCCCGACGCGAAACTGCTCACGACCACCCAGGCGGCCAAAGCCATCGGCGTGGGCCGCTCGACCCTGCACCGTTGGTGGGGCGAGGGTACCGTCACACCCACACTCGTGACAGCAGGCGGACACGCACGATGGGACATCGAGGACTTACGCGCACAACTACGTGCATTGCGATCCAACGGAAACTAGGGCACTGATCAGCCCGATTGACGCTCCGTCAGCCGTACGAGTGCGTATGGCAACGCTCTCTTTACGTCCCAATCGTCTCGCAGTAACCTGACGACTCCAGCGAGCTACTACTGGCGATCGGGCGCGCCGGACGAAGGCGTTAAAGGGGTGGGCGGGCCATGCCCGACGAGGCAGGAGACCAGCGCAGAGCGCAACTGCACCGGCGGCTCGGCGAGATCCAGCAGGAGATCGGCGAGATCCGTGAACGACTCGGGCCGACGGGGGAGGAGGGGCAGCTCGCCGCCAGACTCGCCGCGATCCGCACCGAGATGACGGGCATCGACCGCGAGCTCGCGTCGCTGCAAAGCCCGGAACGCCGCCGTCGCGCATTCCGCGTCATCACCGGGGGAGCAGCCGGAGCCGCCGCGTTGCTCGCCTCCGGCCCCGCCTGGGCGTCACGTCACAGCCGCACCATCGCCGCCAGCACCGTCTCAGCCGTCGGGGGAGCGGTCGCCGGCACCGCGGTCACCGTGGCCGTCATGGGCCATCCCGCGGCCGGCCCGCACACCGAGCCGGTTCCCCCGTACCTGAGCGCGCTGCCCGCGCCCACGGCCACCCTCGACACGTCGCCGAGCCCGCAGCACACCAGGCCGCGCGGCAAGCGCACACCGCCGCTGCCGCCCATCCTCACGCCCGCCTCCCGGCGCCGCAGCCCCGCCCCGGCACCCACCGCGCCGGACGCCGGGCCACCCACGCCGCCCACCCCGGTGGGCAGTCCCACGCCCGCCTCGTCCACTACGCAGCCCTCACCGAGCGGCAGCTGCCTGATCGTGTTGGAGGTCGACCGCATACTGAGGGTCTGCGTGTGACCCGACACGGCAGGGGAGTGGAGCATGGCCTACGCCGAGAAGCGGCCCGGCAGCAAGACCTGGCGCGCCCGATATCAGCGCCCTGACGGAAGCTGGGCCAGCGAGCCCGGCTTCCCCACCCGGCGCAAAGCCGAGGAATACGGAGACGACCAGGAGGCCGCCATGCGTGCCGGAACCTGGATCGACCCGAAGGCGGGGGAGCGGACCCTCGCGGACTGGTGGGCCGAATGGTTCCCCGCGCAGACCTACCGGCCCAACACCGCCGAGACCTACGAGCGGCGCTGGCTCAAACAGATCGAGCCACGCTGGGGGAGCACCCCGCTCAACCGGATCCGCGGCATCGACCTGGACAAGTGGATCAAAGAACTCTCACAGAGCCTCGCCCCGTCCAGTGTGGGGACCGTGCTCGCGCCGCTGCGCGACTGCTTCGACGACGCCGTGCACAACCGGCTCATCCCGGCCTCACCAATGCCGCCGAAGGGGCGCCGGGGGCGGCGCGCGCTGACCGTGGCGCCCCCACGCGAAGGAGTCGTCATCCCGCTGGAGCAGGCCGAGGCCATCATGCTGCGGCTGCGCCCCGACGAGGCGCTGCTCGTGCTGATCGCCCTGTTCACCGGGATGCGCTGGTCCGAACTCGCGGCGATGCGCCGGCAATACCTGACCCTGCATCCGCCCCGCGACGGACAGCCGGCGTCTGGCTGGTACTTCGTCCACCCGGTCGAGGGCGCGGTGCACGAGGACAAGCACAGCCGCCGCTTCCTCGACCCTCCCAAGTCCGGTGTCGCGTCCGGCCGCATCATCGACCTGCCGCCGTTCCTCGTGCTGATCCTGCTCGCCTACCTCGAGGCGCTGCCGGATGGGCAGGACGTGCTGTTCCCGCCCCTGCGCGAGCGCGAGGGAGCGCAGTTCCGCAACTACGACTCCTGGAACACCGGCCGCTGGCGACCGGCCTGCGACGGGCGCCCGGCGAAGGTCTACAAGAACGGGCGCGTACGCGAAGCGCTGGCACCGATTCACAAAGGCCTGCGGCTGCACGACTGCAAGCACACCCACAAGGCGATGCTCAACAACGGGCGCATCCACCCGGCCATGCAGAACTACCGCCTCGGCCACGCCGAACAAGGCGCTGCGGGGGCGTACTCGCACCCCACGCCGGAGATGCGCGCCGAGACGACGGCGTGGCTCGAGCAGGTGTGGCAGGCGTGGAACCCCACCCGGCTAATCGAGCACCTGTCGCTGCTCTGGGCGCGTCCCGCGCGTCGGCAGGTGCCGGCGTCGGCTCCCGCTCGTCTCCCACAGGCTGCTCTGCCACCGGGTGAACAGGACTCGTTGTTCTAGTCCTCACAGGCAGGTGCTATCAGCTAGTGGATTTGGCGTCCTATCTCATGCATAAGAGAGATTCAGCTGTGCGCGATCCCATACGCTGCCGTGTAGACAGAATCCCTACGTCAGGAGCGCTCGCGGTTATCACGCGAGTCACACTCGCGACCCTCCATAGCCCCCCGAGAACCTAGATCGTCTCCCGTTTGTCTCCCGCTGAACCCGCATCCGACCTGCACGAAGGCGTACCGTCCTTCCATGTCCGCCGACGCCCGCTGGCTTGACGACCCGCCGCTGCCCGAGCTCGCGCCTCCGCCCGCGCAGCGGATCCTGGTGCGTGGCGCGCAGGTCGTGCGCGTCCACTTCACCGACGAGCCGAACGAGAAGCAGCGCGGTCACATCGAAGTCGTCGTCATCGCCTGGGCGCGCCTGCCCGGCGGCGACTGGGCCGGGCTGTGCGTGTGGCTGGCCGCCGTCCGGAAGCCCGGCCCGCGCGGCACGCGCACCACCGGCGGCGGCCGCTACGGCTGGCTGCGGATGCTGCCGGACCGTGTGCAGTCCTGGCGTCCGCCGCGCCCGTACCTGGCCGATCCGGACGAGGGCTGGCACGGGCAGGGAGAGCCGGGCGAGGTGAGCGCGGCGATCGAGCGCGCCGCGGCCACGCTGCCGGAAGAGGTGCGGGAGCGGGCGGTCAGGCCGATGGACGTGAGCAGCACGGACGGGACCGACCCTTAATTCTGGCCACAGTAATTTCGCGGCCGCGCATAAGGTGGGCTCGCGCTGTCGGCGTAGCGCGCTATGGTGTGCGCAGGCTCGCCGCGCGAGACGGACGTAACCGAGGGGCGCGGCGAACCGCAGGACTCCCAATTGAGGGGGCACGCAAAGGGAAGGGATCCGGACTCGATTCCGGAGGGCTCCGCCAAGCCTGAAGAGGCGGTCCCTGTGCCCCCGCCGCCGAGGGTCTGACTCGAAGCCGCAGCAGTGGAGTGGCGGACGGCAGCCCAGCGGGCGCCCCGGTCAACCAGGCCGGGGCGTTTCGCTTGCTACTGCGGCGCCGCGTCCTGCGGCGGCGGCGCGTCCTCCACGATCCCCCAGTACGCGAAGAACTCCGGCAACTGATCCGCCCGCACAACGGCCTGCGCCTGGTTGCCCGGCCCCTGCCGCCCGCCGACCGCGCCCGTGGACTCCAATGCCCACAACAGCCGCATCGCGTTCGTCACGTCCACGCCGAGCCTGCGCTGGAGCATCAGCGGCGTAACGAACCCCTTCTCCACGGCGAGGCGCACCGAGCGGGAGAACAGAACCTTCAGATCCTCCGGCCACCCGCCGGGCAGAACCATCGGATGCGCCGGAGCGGCTGGCTGCGAGACCGGCACCTGAACAGGCGCGCGCTGCTGCCGTCTGCGCGCAACCGACCGCTCGAACCGGTCCATCCGGTAGATCACCCGAAGGAACGCCAACCCCAGCACGCCAAGCGCCGCCAAACCCGCGCCCGTTCCACCGTCCATCGCACCCACCCCTCGAAGCACGCACGGTAGCGCGCCGCGAGCGGTTTGTCAGGCGTCTACCGCGATCGGTTCGACCCGCTTGCGCACCAGCTGCACGCCGTCCGCGTTCACAACCCAGTAACCGAACCCCGCCACTGGATTGCCGACCAACAGCACGAGCTCCTGCCGAGGATCGGCCGCCGCCTGCTCGTACAGCTCCTGCGCCTTCGCCCGGTCCACTCGCTCGCTCGTGAGCCCCGCGCTGATCACCTGGTATGCCAGCCCTGTCACGTCACGGATTGTGCCGCAGAAACGTCCCGAACGCACTCAACGGTCCCGAACGTCCTACACGCGGGCACGCGAAAAAGCCCCCACCCCGAAGGGTGAGGGCCGCCACACCAGCGTCAGAACCCCGGACCGCCGAGCGACAGCTTCCGGTTCAGATCCGCTACCTGATCCTCCAGCGTTCCGATACGGACACGCGCCTCCCGTTCCCTACTCTCCGCCGTCTCCGCCCGCGAGAGCAGCTCCCGGTTCTCCGACTCCAGCCGGTACATCGACGCCTGCAATTCCGTCAACTGCTGCCCCTGCGCCCGCAGCTTGCCCTCGGCCTGGGCCAGCTTCTCGCGCGACTCCGCCTCGGACGCGGTCAACTGAGCCAGCCGCTGATCCTTCAGCCGCAGCGCCGTCTCCGCCTCCTCGATCGCCGCGGCGCCCGTCAGGAACGGCTTGCGCGCCGCATCCTGAATACGGCGCCGCCAACCGCGGATCAGGACACCGGCCGCCGTGGCCGACGAGATAGCCAGCCCGGCGACGGCGGAGACGGCTTCAAGGGTCATGGCGCGAGGTCCGTTCTTTCCTTGCCCGCAGCGTTGAACGTGTGGCCGATCAGGCTCGCCCGCGCCGCAGCAGCGCCCCCGAGGGCGCAGTACACGGACCCGGCGACGAGGCCGACCTTGCCCGCGCTGAACGCCCCGATGGCGATCGCAGCCAGCACGCCGCACATCAGCGCCTGCCCGGCCTGCTCCAGGCGGCGAGCCATCACGCGGCGCACGTCGGTGAGCATGCAACCGGCGGCGAGCAGCCCGGCCAGCGTCAGAACGCCGGCGAGGGCCAGCAGCGCGGCTGCCGGGTGCAGCGCCCACGCGGGCAGGACCCGCCGGGCGGCACTGGCCGGTGCGCGCGTGCTGAGGCTGGCGAGCGAGCTGACCGCCAGCGCGAGGGCGAGCGCCGCCTCGTACGGCTGCTGGCGCAACACGTGCCGCAACCCCTCCAGTCGCGGCGACATGTCAATTGGCCGGCGTGTCGTCGTGCAGTTCGACCGCGCCGGCGTGCGCGATGGCCTTGAGTACCGCGGGGTCCAGCAGCGCGGTCTTCACCGCCGCCGCCAGGTCCGCGGGCGCGACCGTCGGAGCCGCCAGCTGCGCGAGCTTCGTCTCGATCGCGGCGACCTGGGCGGCCAGGTCGGGCACCTGCTTGGCCGCGGCCAGGATCTCCTGCAGCGGCGAGCCCGTCCCGTACGGGGTCAGCGCGGTCGGGTCGCCCCACAGGGCGTCGCGCAGCCGGCCGAGGTCGGTGAGGATGTTGCCGACGCTGTTGCCGTTCGGCCGCCCGTTCGGGCCGGTGACGATATCGGTGAGGTTCACGTCTGCTCCAGCTATGTCGGGCAGCCGGCCGGGCTGCCATTGGCCGTAGTCCTGCGTCCACGCCTCGTTGGTGTCCACCAGCACGCCGCCGACCATCGCCGTACCGGTCTGGCGGATGTTCACCCGCGGCTCCCACTGGCCGCCGGACCAGGCCCGCGGCTGCCACTCCCACGAGGTGACCCCGGCGTCGCGCTGGACGCGCAGCGGGTAGAACCCCGCGTATTCGCCGACCTGTGCGACGCCGATCTGCGAGTCCCAGCCGCGCAGGTAGTCGGTGATGGTGGCCTCTTGCGCGGGGGTGACGTCCCAGTCGTCGCTCTCGTAGATCGGCCGGGCGGGGGGCTGGCCGCAGGCGGTGGCGAGCGAGCGGGCGAGCTGCGCGTTCGCGACACCGGCCGGGTAGCCGCCGAGGGCGTCCTGCGCGCCGTGCTCCCAGTTCCCGACGATCCACAGTCCGACCGCGGCCAGTGCGTCAGCCTCGGCGCGGGTGAGGTTCTTCGACGGGTCGCGGGAGTAGTAGCGCACCACGAAGTCGTAGCCGGCGTCCTTGATGGCCTGCGGGCTGGGATGCGTCCAGGCGTAGTCGATGCCGCGTGCGAACACGGTCACGTCGCTCCACCTCCGTCCGGCGGTGTTGCGGCCAGCGCCCGGTCGACGTGCGCCTTGATCTCGTCGGCCAGTGTGTCGCGGTGCTCGGCCAGCTTCGTCTCGACGTGCGCGGCGACGTGCTGCGCGACTTCCTGCTTGACCTCGTTGGCGACGTGCGCGGCCACCTCGTGCTTGACCTTGCGCACCAGCAGGCCCGAGGTCGCGACCACGGCCGGGGTGCCGACCACGCCGTCGGCGACCACATTCGGCCACAGCGACACCCACCACATCGCCAGCGACAGGGCAGCCAGCGCGGCGTAGCCGAGCGCGATGGCGATACGAGCCCGGCGTGGCAGCGTCGCGAGCGAGGTCACGGTTTCGCGTCCTTGGCCGGCACGAACTCGGCCGCGGCCGGCGTGCCGTCCCTGCGGAAACGGATCGCCTCCCACAGCGGTCCCGGCAGGTTGTGGATCCCCAGGTGCGAGGTGTGGTGGTTGCGGCACAGCACCTCGAGGTTGCCCGGTGACTCGGCCCACGCCTGGAAGTCCTCGTCCGATGCGAAGTGCAGACCGAGCGCCCTGGCGACCTTCTCCGGATCGACCTCGTTGATCTGCGAGAACTCGATCCAGGTGTGGTGCAGCTCCGCCTCGCCGCCGCACAGGTCGTCGTCGATGATGCACTTCCACAGGCCCTGGCGCTTCAGGCGCGCCTTGGCCTGCTCGAACAGGTGGTAGTGCGGATCGTCCTCACGCCGCTCGTGCGCGGGCACGCGGGTGAGGATGTGCAGCGTCTCGCGCTGCTCGTGCGCCGCGACCGTCCCGTCTGCCATGTCGGCCGCCTTTCAGTTCTGCGTGTAGCCGAGCAGGCCCTCGGTGCGCTGGCCCTCGCACAGTGGGTCGGGGCTGACGAAGTGGTCGTTGGTGGCCACGACGACGCACCGGTAGATCGCGATCCGGTCCGCGGCGGCCACGCTGTACGCGTAGCCCTCCAGGCCGAGCTTGTACTGGCCCTCGCAGCCCGAGTCGAGGCTGACGAAGTAGGTCACGCTGCCGGCCTTGCAGCTGTAGAGCGCCGCCGTGGCCGCGCCGGCCGGGGCCTCGGCGAGGTGTCCGAGGTTCACTGGCTCCACGTGGTAGACCGTGTTGTCCCACCAGCCGGTGGTGACCTCGTGGTGCCCGCCGGGGTAGTCCAGGCGCTGCAGCAGACGCCACGGCGCGCCGGGCGCCCAGCTCGCCGCACCGATCTGCCAGGAGTTGAACGCGCCCGCGTCGCCGAGCTGCGCGCCGGAGGCGTTGTACGCCGGACGCGGCCAGGACTGGGAGAGGTCCACCTGCACGGTGGGCAGCAGCGAGGGGGCGAGGTTCCCGGACGGGTCGCGAAGCAGTCCGGCGATGAAGTTGCTCTCGCTGCCGGTGGTGGCGGTGTCGATGGTGTCCAGCTCGGTCCAGGTGCCGGTGTCCAGGTTGCCGGTGGAGTACAGGGTGACGCCGCCCTGGCCGCGCTCGGCCACGCCCCCGGTGGTCGAGGCCGGGCGGAAGGGCTGGTTGAACGCCGCGTACCAGCGCCCGTCGGCCGGGTTGTAGGCTGCGCCGCCCCACGACGGGGTGGGCAGCGGCAGTCCCGCGGAGGTCATCAGCGCCGGACCGGCGAAGGTCACGCCGTCCGGGTTGGCCATCGTGTACCAGTGCGTGCCCACCTGAGCCGGCTGCGTCCCGGTCGCGTTCGCCCGCGGCGGGCGGCCCGGCGTCGTCAGCGCCAGGCGCGCGTGCGACCTCGCCGGCCCCGGTGCCGGGGTCGCGGGTGCGTCCCAGTCCTCGAACACCAGCCACACCCGGCCGGCGATGACCACCGCGTTGGGCTGGGCGTACCCGTAGTAGCCCTTGCCGGTGTCGGTGAAGGTGAGCACCGGGTTCGGGTATTTGCGCCAGGTCGAGCCGTCGTTGCTGAACGCCGCGCCGATCGAGTTGTCCTCGCTGCCGGCCGTGCCGACGTAGTACATCGCGTAGCCGTAGCTCAGGCCGTCGCCGAACGGGTCGACGAACTGTCCCTGCACGACTGAGGGGTTGCACACCAGGCCCGCGTCCCACGTGCCGACGCCGCCCTCGGCGAGCACCTGATGCTCCGGGATCGTCACCGCGCCGTCCGCGAGGCGGATCTGCTCCTGCACGATCGTGTCGGTCACGTGGCCCGGCAGGTCCGCGCACCACCAGTGCGTGTCCGTGCCCGCGGCGGTGTCGCGGACGGCGGAGTCGCTGTAGTCGTAGTAGCCGCTCAGCCCGAGAAACGGGCCGCTCGCCGTGGTCGTGGCCGCGGCGGGCGGCAGTACGGCCAGCAGCAGCGCCAGGGACGCGAGCAGGGCGGGGCCGACCCGCCGGAGGGAATGCAGCATGAACATCCGATCGGGTCGAAACCCCTGCGGCGATAGGGCCGTCAGAGGCTGTAGAAGTTGAAGTTGAAGAACATCGCCTCGACTGTGTCGGTCGAAGAGGTGAAGCCGGAGTTGAGCGACTGGACGCCGATCTTGTCCCCGGCGGACACGCGCACGTAGTCCTGCAGCGTGTTGCCGCCGTTCGCGATGATCGCCGCCGGGTCGGGGGAGTGCGCCAGCGCGGTCGTCCCGGACGCGCCCCCGAACAGGCCGATGACCTGGTTCGCGCTCGGCGTGGTGCTGCCCCACTTGAACTGGATCACGACCTCGTACAGGCCGCCCCAGCCGGAGGGCACCACCCACCAGTGGTTGGTGCCGTCCCAGCCGGAGTAGTTGTCCTCCGCCGCGGTGTACGCGATGTTCGTGCCCGCGCTGACCGCCGTACCGGGGGTCAGCGTGCCCTTGAAGTGCGCCTTGTTGAACGCGGCGTTGAGCGCGTCGCGGATCGCGTTCATGCCCGCCGCGGTGGGCACGCCGTTGACGCTCCACGTGGCCGCCGGGTTCGGCGGCAGAAGGCCCCCGCTCATCCGCGCCTCCCTCGGTCAGGACGTAGACGGGCGGGGTCAGTAGGCCAGGCGCACCGGTGAGGCCGGCGGGCCGGTCGATCCGGCCGGCAGCGGGTCGCACACGGTCTCGCCCGGGTTGTGGCTGAACGCGAAGTTGTTCGCCATCGTCAGCTGCACCGAGGAGTAGCCGGGCGCGCTGGCGGCCACCGACTTGATCTGCGGCACCACCCCGAACGCCGACGCGGAGCCTGCCTGCTCGACCTGCAGGCCGTCGGCCTGGAAGGTCCAGGACACTCCCGGCGCGGTCTGCAGCAGCACCCCCATCTGCACCCACACCGTGCCCGACGGGGCCAGTCCGGTGGCGGCGATGCGCGTCCAGCCCGCGGTCGGCGAGCCGGTCAGCGTCGTGTTCACGCTGTTGGACTGCGCGAGCGAGTTGCCGTTGCCGTCCAGGAACTTGACGTACACGGTGACGACCGGGTTCGCCCCGGTGGTCACCGAGCGCACGTACACGCTGCCGGTGTAGTTCAGGCCCGCGGTGACCGGGACCTTGAGCAGGTACAGCAGCCCGGTCGGCGTGGAGACTGAGGCGCCGCACGCGGTCTGCCACACGTTGCCGCCCTGGAACGCCGACGCGCTCGCGGTGACGGTCGGCGTGCCCACGTCCGCGGTGATCCCGACCGACGCCCCGGAGGACCCGGCCGGCAGCGGGATCACACCCTCCCCGGCCGTGGCCTGGTTCGGCGAGCAGAGGTTGTAGCCCTCGAAGTTGCCCGTGCCGACGCCGACCCACAGCAGGTCCCCGACGTTCCACGTCGAGCCGAGCGCGTTGGCCGACGCATCCGCCAGCGGCCCGACGGTGATGGTGTTCGTGCCCGACGCTCCGCCGGAGAGCACCGGGGCGGCGGCCGCGCCGAGGCTGACCTGCCCGTCCCACGTGGTGGGGTCCGTGAAGCCCGCGGGAAGCGGCTCGCACACCGTGGTTCCGGCGGCGTGCGTGAACTGGAAGGTTCCGGTGAAGGTCAGCGTCGCGGTGAAGTAGCCCGGGTTGGTCGCCGGGATGCCGCTGGAGCCCCCGGACACCAGTGTGAGCGTCTCATCGCGTGGCGTGCCCGGTTCGAAGCGCAGCTGGTAGCCCTGCGGCAGCGACGCCGCGAGCGGGTTCACGGCGCTGTCCGCCAGCGCGTTGATCTTCGCGGTGTTGCCGCCCGCCGCGGCCTGCGCGTTCAGCGTGGTGTGCAGCGCCGCGGTCACCAGGTAGTTCGCGGTGTCCGCCGGGGAGGCCTCCACGCGCACCGTGACCGTGCCGTCGATCGCGCGCGTCCACTCGGTGCGCTCCACGAAGCAGTCGACCTGGATCGGCGCCGCGAACGAGCGGCCCGGGGGGCGTTTGAACGCGCGGATGCGCACGCCCTTCTCCAGCTGGGCCGCGACCCGCCACAGGCCCGGCACCGCGCTCACGTTCAGCGTCATGGACGCCAGGCGCTGGCGCGGGGTCCTCAGCTGCCCGAGCTCGTACTGGCCTGCGGCCTGCACCTCCGGATACGAGGTGGAGTTGATCACGCGGGTGGTGGCGGTGCGCTCCCAGTTCGCGTTCTGCGACGAGGCGTCCTGCGCGGTCGCGGTCAGGCCGGTGCTGTACTGCTGGGTGGGGATGATGTTGTACGTGTTGAGCGGGTCGGTGGGCAGGCGCATGTCCTCGGCCGGCCACTCGCCCGGGTTCCCGCGTGGCGGCCCCTCGCCGAAGATGAACAGCGGCGTGGAGTTGTAGCGCGCCGCGCGCGACTTGAACGTCGGCACGCCCGCATTGGAGGCGTACCCGTCGCCGTTCTCCGTGGTGATGATCGCGTTGAACGCGTCGAGGGCGGACTGTCCGGCCAGGTCGTTCGCGGGGCCCATGGACGTGGTCTGGCCGGTGTCGAACGCGGTCGGCCCGCCCCACCCGATCCAGGTGAACAGCCGCGCGGCGCGCGACCCGGTGGACTCGCCGGCCGAGGCGGAGCGCCAGGAGTTGTACAGGTTCGTGATCTGCGTGGGGGTCAGGGACAGCGGGACCTGTGCGGCCAGGGCGATGTCGGCGTTCGCGCCGCCCTGGTACAGGTTCACGTCCTGCACGTAGCCGCCGATGCTGTCGCGGGTCATGCCGTATGGCATGAGGTTCGCCCCGCCGACCGTGTTCCACACCCCGTCCAGCGAGGTGGTCGCGATGCCGGTGCTCGCGTCCACGCCGATGGTGGCCAGGTGCCAGTTGCCGTCGGCGTAGTTCTGCGCCGTGTACGCCTGCGTGCTGTTGCCCCCGACGCCCACCAGCTCCAGCTGGATGTGCCCGGAGACGTCCATGAAGAAGCTGATCTGCTGCGAGGTGGTGGGGCTCGCGGCCGGGCCGGTCGCCGACCACAGGTACATGGCCGCGGCCGGGGTCGTGGAGACCCGGAACGCGATCAGCCTGGTGAACGAGGTGAACGGGCCGGTGGAGGGCACGCCGTAGTTCGGCACGGTGGCGCCCGCGTTCAGCGCGATGTACGTCATCGCCGTGCTCGCGGCGCCCGACGGGGTGTTGGCGAAGGTCGCCACGGGCCCGGTCGTTCCCTGGAACAGGCCGGAGGCCGAGTTGGCGTTGATCCCGACGCCGAGGGTCAGCGAGCCGAGGCCGGCGGGCGCGCCCGTGACACTGCCGGCGGGGCAGGTGCCGGTGGTGTCCGCGACGCTGCCGGAGCCGGCCGGGTCGCCGAGCTCGTAGATGAACCGCGCACCGAGCGCGTTCAGTTCCTCGATGTAGGGCTGCTTGAGGGTGCGCTGCGCCAGGCCCGCGAGCACGTCGGTGCCCACGGCCTCGCTCTGGCCCCAGGTTTCCGACAGGCGCCAGGACTGCGGGAACTGCTCGAAGAATCCGGACCAGGCGAACAGCGTCGGTCCCGGGTCCGCCCACGCGGACACCGCCGCGGCCTGCTCCAGCTGCCAGCCCGTGGAGTAGATCGTGTTCTGCGCGGTCGTGCTGGCCGGGGTGGAGATGAAGAAACGGGCGCGGCCCCACACCGCCCCCGCGGGGGCGGTGACATTCGCGACGGAGGCGCGCACCCACGACCCGACCGGGACCGTGGTCGCGGCGCCGTTGCTCGCGGAGATCACCGTGCCGGAGCTGTTGAACCACCTGATCCCGACCTGCACCTGGACGGTGGCGTCCGCGCTGGAGGTGCGCATCAGGTAGCAGCTGGCGCTGTACACCGAGCCCGCGGTGACCTGCGTGCAGTCCATCACCGGCCCGTCCACGGCGCTGGCCGAGGGGGCGACGGCGCCGCAGTAGAACGGGCTGGAGCTGGTGGTGCCCGACGGGCTGGTCCACGCGACCGCGGTGGTGGCGCCGTTGGGCGCCGCGGTCAGGTTGACGGCCTGCGCGATCGTGCCGGCGGCGCAGGCGAAGTACTTGCCCGGGCTGTCCTTGGTCGGGTCGATGATCGCCGTGCCGGTGGCGACCTGCTGGGGCAGCAGGTTCGCGCCCAGCGTGCCCGGCGCGGTCCACAAGGTCGGGTACGCGGACTGCTCCCACTGCAGGCCGTCGACCTGCCACGTGGTGGAGCCGGTCAGTGTCCCGGAGGCGATCTGCAGCTTGAGCTGCGCGCTGTACGCCCCCGCGGGCGCGGCGCCCGTGGACGCCGACAGCTGCGCCCACGTGCCCGAGCCGGAGGTGAGGGTCTGCGCCGCGCCCGAGACCGTGGAGCTCGAGAGGCTGTTGCCGTTGGCGTCGTACCAGAGGATCACGGCCTGCGTCGAGACGCTGTTGCCCGCGGTGATGCGGCACTGGGCCTGGAACGAGTAGGGCTGGCGGGGGATCACCGGCACGTTCTTGACCAGCAGCACCGTGCCGAACTGGGTCGCGCCGGTGGGCAGCACCGCCTGGTAGACCTGCGTGCCCTGGAACGCGCTGCCGCTGGTGGTGATCGACAGCGGGTAGCCGAAGTCGTTGACGACGTTCAGCCGGGTGGGGATCGCGTTGAGGAATCCGGACTGCTCCCCGGCGGTGGCCTGGTCGCTGGTCAGCTGGTTCGGGCCGAAGCGCAGGCGGATGCGCGCCGGGTTGTACGGGGCCAGCAGCGGATAGTACGGCCCGGCGCTGTTGGACGGGTCGAGGCCGCCGTCGCGGTTGTCCAGCACCGGGCGCCAGGTTCCGGCCTCGGTGCGGGTCATCTGGTACTGCTCGCCGTGCACGGTCGACCAGGGGCCGAGCACGCGGTTGGTGATGTCGGTCCACAGCGGCGGCGGGGACCACTGCCGCGGCGCGCTGCCCCACGCGGCCTCGTAGGTCACGGCGTCCGGATAGGTGGGGATGCGCGTGGTGGACACGGCGCCCCCTCCCGACTGGTGGGCGCCGTGCGCCTGCTACTGGCCGACCCCGACGAAACCGGTCACGCTGTTGCGCCGGGCGTAGTTCTGCGTCTCGGCGCGAGAGCCCGCGGTCACGGCCTGCCCGATCAGGTTGCCGTCCAGGTAGATCGGGGCGTACACGGTGATCGCGTCCGATCCGCCGTAGCCGGAACCGAAGCCGCCGCCCCCACTGCTCGGCGCCGCGAGGGCCGGGGTGAGCATGTCCATCGGCGTGATGTAGCCGTCCGCGCCGGGGACGAAGACCTCCGGCTTGCCGTTCAGGCCGATCATGTAGGGCTCGCCCGCCTGGACCGGTCCGCCCACGTCGCGGCTCGGCAGCAGCGCTTTACCGCCGGGCAACCCGTTCGGTGAGGCGTACACCTGGATGTAGGCGGCCTGATGGTCGAAGTACTCGACCATCGACCTGACCGCGTCGGTCGCCGGCGCGGTGTTCGCGCTGATGTCGATCGGGATGTCCTGCGGCAGGTGGTAGAGCTCGTTGGCGAGCTCCTTGACCTTGTCCTTGTTGAAGCCCGCCTTGTCCGCGGCCTCGACGAACGCCTGCTTCTCCTCCCCCAGGATGCGGTTGGCGTCCTGGAAGGCCTGCGAAGCATGCCCGGTGGCCACGTCGTTCTGATAGATCGACTCAGCGGCCTTGTCCGCCGCGCCGGCGAGCTGCGTGAAGGTCAGGATGTTCTGCGCGCCGTGCACGTTGTTGATGTCCAGGCTGTGACCGTTGGCCTGCGCCGCCTTGGAGACGCCGTCCAGGCCGATCGTGACCTGCGCCTCGGCGCTGAGCATGCCCTGCATGGAGCCGTTCAGGGCGGTCACCACGCTGGTGTATCCGCTGGCCTGCGCGGCGGCGAGGGCGTAGGCGTCCACAGCGTTGTAGAGCGCGAGGTCCAGCGCACCCTGGTTCGCGCCCAGCTGCAGCGCGGCCACCGCTGAGAGGGCGGTGGCGCTGGCCTGCGCCTTGAGCTTGGCGTCCGTGGCGTCGATCGCGTCGCCCAGCAGCATGGCCTCCTGCGCCGCGGTGAGCGTGTGCGCCCCCAGAGAGCCGAGCACCGTGGCGTACGCTCCGGCCTGCGCCGATGCCTGCGAGAAGGACTGCACCGAGCCCATCAGCGTCTCGCCGAGTTTGGACTCGTTGGCCCCCAGGTCCAGCACCCCGACCGCCGACAGGGCGGCCTGCTGGGCCTGGGTCTGCATCTTGCTCGCGACCCCGTCCAGGGCGCCTTGCAGGATCATCGCGTACTGCGCCGCGGTGACGGTGTGCGGGTCCAGCGCGCTCAGGATCGTCGCATACGCCGAGGCCTGCGTGTTGGCCTGGGAGAAGGCCTCCACCGAGCCCATCATGGCCTCGTTCAGGCCGGTCTGGTTGTCGCCCAGGTTCAGCGCGCCGACGGCCGAGAGAGCGGTCTGCTGCGCCTGGTCCTGCATCTTCTGGGTGACCCCGTCCAGGGCACCCTGAAGCAGCATCCCGTACTGCGCGGCCGAGACCATGCCCGAGTTCGGGCCGCCGAGCGCGAGCAGCGCGCTCTCGTACGCGCCGGCCTGGGTCGCGGCCACGCTGTACTGGGAGATGGCCTCGACCAGGGTGTGGTTGAGGTCGGATTGCGCGTCGCTGAACCCGAGCGCGGCCACGGTGCCCATTGCGCCGGACTGGGCCTGCGCGAGCATCTTGGTGTGCCCGTCGTCCAGGGCCGCGTTGAAGATCTGCTCGGTCTGCTCCGCCTGCATCGTGGCGGCGGTGAAGTCCCGGTCCTGCTGCACCGCCTGCTGTACGGCGCTGGCCACCTGGTCGAGTTGGGCCTTCTGGGTCTGCAGCTGCTCCAGCTGCTTCTGCTGCGCGGTCATCTGCGCGTTGGTGGCGCTCAGGCCGATGTTCGAGGCGTCCGCGGCCTGCGCCATGGACTGCGCCTTGGCGTCGTAGGCCTTGGTGACCTGCGTCTGCGCGGCGCTTTCCCCGGCCGCGTACTCGATCAGCGTTGCCTGCGAGACGCCCAGCTGCTGCGCGAGGCCGGTCAGCTGGCTCTTGGACAGCGCGTTCTGGATCGTGACGACCGTGTTGTCGCCGACCGCATTGGAGTCCTGCTGCACCGCCGAGGTGAAGTCCGAGGCGGAGGCGGCGGCGTTGTCGAACGCCCCGGCGATCATCGTGCCGACCTGCCCGAGCGCCATGGGCAGGAACGCGATCGCGGAGATGCCGTAGATGCCCTGCATCAGCGGGCCGTTCATGATCCCGGCCAGCCCGCCCATGGACTCCTTCGCCCGGCCCGCAGCCGCGGCGGTCTGGTCCAGCTCGCCCGCAGCCGCGCTGACGCCACCCGCCTTGCCGCCGCCGAGCGAGGCCACCTCCCGCTCGGCCGCGGCCACTGCCGCGAGCGCTGCGGCCTGCTGCTCGGCGGAGACCTCGGCGCCGTTGGCCAGCTGCGCATAGGTGTCCACGAGCGTCAGGTTCGCGGCCACGAGCTGCTGCTGCGCGGCGCTAAGGGCGATGGCCTGCAGCTCGGCCTGGGCGGTCGCTGAGGCCTCGTCCAGGGCCCACGTGCTGCCGTTCTCCAGCGCGACCGCGAGCGCATCGACGTCCACGCCCGCCAGGTCGGCCGCCGCGGCGAGGGAACGCAGCGCGATCTCGTCGTCGATGACCGCGTTCTCGTTCTGGATCACGGCGAGGTTCACCGCATTGAGCGCGTCGACCTGAGCCTGCGCCATGCTGGCCACGGTGGCCTGCGCGCCGGCCACCTCGTCGAGGGCGACCCTCAGCCCGTCGAGGTCGGCGTTGCCCGAGGAGGCCATGACCAGGTAGCTCTGCATCAGCGACGCGTTCGAGGACGCGAGGGCCGCCTGCGCCTCCTCCAGCCCCTTGGTGCTCAGTGCCAGCTGCGCCTCGCTGGTGCCGTAGCGCTCCGCCGCGGCCTGCGCGTCGGCGAAGCTGACGCTCACGGACTTGAGCTGCTCGATCGACAGGCCGCTGCTCGCGCCTACGGTGCGCAGCGCTGCTGCTGCGGCGTTGAACTGGGCGGCGCCGATCTCGGCCACCTGGCCGCTCGCGCTCATCGACGCCTCAAGCTGAGCCACGGCCTGCGCGGCGCTGATCGCCCCGGAGTCGACCTGCGCGAATACGTTGCCTACCGGGCCGGGGACCGAGGCGCCCATGCCGCTCGCCTCGGCCACGGACGCGCGCCACGCGGCCAGTTCCGTCTCGGCGGCATCGGTGAAGGCGGCGCCCGCCTCGCTGCCGGTCTGCGCCATCGACTCGACGATCGGGGCGTTCAGCTCCCGGATCGTAGCCTCGATCTCCGGGGTTACCTCGGTGGAGAACTCCTCGCCGAGCCCGGAGGCGCCCTGCGCGATCCCGGCCGCCAGTTCCTCGCCGATCACCTCGCCCGCTGCGCCGACTCCGACGGAGGAGACATCCGCGCCGGAGACCGTGACCCCACTCAGGCCCTCGGTCAGGGCCGCCTGGATCTCGGTGGCGGTGGCGCGTGCGGCCTCGGCGTCGCGCTCGAGCATCGCCAGGAACGACTCGTCGTTGCCGACCAGGGTCGCGACGACTGGGGGCAGCTCCTCGCCCTCGGCCATGACCTCACCCCCCGCCCGGTAGTGCCTGACGCCACGCCTTCGCGACGGCGTCGCCTGCGGCCTGCGCGCTCGATTCGCTCGCCGTGCGCACATAGGGCCGCGCGGGCAGGAAACTGCGGTGCCCACGCCCCGCCCAGCCGGAGAGCTCGTGGATGCGGGCGTACACGGTGGACGGGTAGATGCGGGCCTGCCAGCCGGCGTCCACCGCGAGCGGACCGCGCACGTACACGTTGTCGTGCAGGTAGCCGGTGCGCAGCGCCGGGGGTTCACCGGCCGGGGACGCGGGCGGGTAGCTGCGTGCGGACAGGTTGTCCTGGATCGCCTTGCGCACGACCTCGGCGCCGTCTTTCACGCCCGCCTGCGTGGCCTCGGTCGTGCGCTCGCCCCAGGCCTGCAGGGCGGCGAGGAAGTCGTCGACCTGGACGCTCGCTGATCCGGGCATCGGCTACTCCCCGCGCAGGTACTTCTCCCACTCGGCGGCCGCGGCCCGGTAGCGCCGGCGCAGCCACAGCGGGATGGCGTCGACCTGCTCGTGGGTCCAGCCACGCCAGCACGCGAAGAACGCGTACTCGGCGGCGTCGTCCCAGTCGGTGTGCAGGTCTACGAGGGGCTTTCGTCCCCGCAGGGCGACCTTGAATCGCTCGTATCCCTGGTAGGTCCCGTAGGGTCCGCCCACTCCTCCTGGTCCGGCACGACGGAGACGCCGAGGACCAGCAGGTACGCCTCGGCGACCAGTCCGTAGAGCCTGCGCCAGTCGTCGATGCGCTGCGCCTTGACCGTCTCCAGGGTGCCGTCCAGGGCGGGAGCGCCGCCGGCGCCGGGCTCGATCTCGGTGACCATGCGCCGGATCAGCTCGTTGTGCATGTCGACGACGCCCTGCGAGCCGGGGGCGGTCTGGGCGGCGATCACGGCGGCGCCGTCCTCGCCGAGCAGGGTGCGGTGTGAGCGCACCTCCACGACCTTGCCGGAGGGCAGGGTGTGCTTCGCGGGCGCGTTCGGGTCTACGGGCGGTGCGGGTGTTTCGGTGTCCACGGGCCGGGTCGCCCTTTCGTTGTTCGGGTCCGATGCTGTACGGGCCTAGATGTACATGCCCGATGTCACGGCGTTCTTCAGGGTGATCTGCGCGGGGGCGAGACCCCCGGAGGCGCCGACGTTCGTCGAGTTGAACACGCCCTTGCCGCTGGCCTGCCAGCGCACCATCTTCTTGCTCATGTCGACCGGGACCGCCTTGAACGCGGCCTGCTGCATGTCGATCTGCACGAGCGTGAGCGTCCCGGAGGAGCCGGTGGTGAACTGCGCCTGCAGCTGCGGCTGGGTGTTGTTGAGCATGTAGTTGTAGTACGTGTAGTCCTGTGCGAGGAACTGCAGGTCGAAGGTCACCGACAGGCCGCCGCGGGCGATCGAGAGCGGGTTCTGCTGCCCGTTGCCGGTGTACTCGTTCTCCAGCTCGCGGGTGAAGGTGAAGGTCGCCTTCTCCAGGTTCGTGACCGAGTTGGTGGGCACCGTGCCGCCGAGGGCGAGCGCCCCGACCCATGCCGCGTACGGCTTGATGGCGCTGGGCGCGGCGGTCGGGCGCGCGCCGAGGGTGATCGACTTCCAGCCCTGGCCCTTGCCGGACCACATCATCATCCCGGTCGCGAACTCCCACGTGAGCACCAGCTGGCTCATGCAGAAGTACGGGATCTGGATCGCGCCGGAGGTGGTGGGCGGGCCGAAGTAGTGGGTCCACGTGTGCGTGGTGCCCTGCCCGGTCGGCGCACCGGAGGTCGGGTTGAGCAGGGAGATCACGTGCTGGAACGGGGCGGCGGTGCCGGTGGTGGTGATGTCCCCGAGCAGGTTGCCGGCCAGGTAGCCGAGCGTGTCCGGGTAGGCCGGGCCGCCCATCGCGGAGACGTCGCAGAACTGCACCAGCTGGATCTCGTTGAACGCGTCGTTGCCCATGACGCCGCGCGGGGCCTTGTCTTCGCCCCAGGCGAACTTGTCTTCCCACTTGAAGGTGTCCAGCGGCATCGTCGCGGTCATGTTCACCGGCGTGCCGGGGGCGCTGGGCGACTCCTTGGCGATGCCGTTGAACTGGCTGACGACCGGGTACACGACGGGAGCGGGCATCGCCTACGCCTTCCCGGACGCCGCGGCGTCCTGCTCGGCGGCCTTGGCCGCGGCCTTCTGGTTGGCGGCGATCTGGTCCGGGTGGTTGTCCGGCAGCCGCGTGACCTTCTTCTTGCTGGGCTGCCAGCGGCCGTCTTCCGGGTCGTAGGGCAGCGGGCACACGTCGCCGAACTCGGCGGTCTGCGGCCCGGACCCGGGGAACAGGTACGTGTGCGGGGTCAGGTCGACGTACTCGTACACGCCCGCCGTCGAGGGCGCGGGCGGCTCGGGTGCCTGCTCGGGCGCTGCGGCGTCCGGCGGCGGTGACTGCGTGGCCATCTGCCTGCCTCTCGGGGCGTGAAAGGGAACCACCGGCCGCGCGGACCCGCGCACGACCGGTGGGGACTGGGGGAAGGGGAGGCGACCGCTTAGGCGGTGATGACCTCGGTGGCGTGGAACTCGAGGACCGCGAAGTTGAAGACCTCGCCGCCGTCCTCGTCGCGCACGGGCATGTCCCCGGCGCTCATACGCAGGTCACCCTGGGCCTGCGCGCACTGCCAGATCGTGCCGCTGCCGTCCCCGGCGGGCTGTCCGGCGGGCGGGCTGACGGGGCCGGTGCCCGCGAGCGGGTCCGCGCGCAGGTACGCCTTGAGGGCTTCGACGGTGTCGTCCCAGCCGAGCACCCACTCGTCGCCCTGTAGCTGCGGGCTCTGCGTCCCGGTGGGCACCGCGTAGCGGGAGATCAGGATCAGGGCGACGGTGTACTCGACCATCTTCTGACCCTGGATCGCCGGGTAGGCGTCGCGGTCCTCTTCGGCCAGCGCGATGTGCAGGTAGCCGAGGGTGCCCACGTTCTGGTCGGCCGCGGTGAGCCACCACTTGGTGGGGTCGAGGAACATCGGCTGCGCCAGGTAGCAGTGGTTGAACCCGGGCAGCGAGGCGAGGCCGTTGTTCAGGTAGGCGGCGATGGCCTTACGTACCGTGCCCTGGCTCATCGGGACCTCTTGAGGGTGAGCAGGTCGCGCACGGCCTGCTGGTAGTCCTCGTCGCCGTCGGGCTCGGTCTTCTGTGGCTTGGCGCGGGATGTGTTGACGGTGCGCCCGCTGATCGAGGGCATGGCGATCGCCTTGGTGCCCTTGGTTTTCGCGAGCCACTTGGCCAGGGCGATCACGGACTGGCGCACGAACGGCGGCAGCGCGGAGACGGTGATCCCGGCGGCGTGGGCGTTGGCCAGTGGCGAGACCAGCGGCACGGTGGCAGCGCCGACGACGTAGGTCGGGGCGACCTGCGCGGCCTCGGTGTTCACGCCGTCGTACACGGTGAACGGCAGGCCGGGCACGAACCCGACGACCGACTTCGGCGTGATCGACTGTGCGTTGGCGAGCGTGCTCGCCGACAGCGTGGAGTGCGCCCAGCCGTTGACGTAGGTCACGTCGGCGAAGATCCGGCCCGGTCTCGCGTACGCGGCGGGGTTGGGGGAGAACTGGAAGCTGAGCGGCGGCGGGCACTGCACGGGGATGAGCGCGACGTTGCCCTCGAACCGGATCCCGGACAGGTCCGCCAGGGCGGTCATGGTGTTCGCGGTGAACCCGGCCACCACGCTTGTGATCATGATGACGGGGCCGAACGGCAGCGGGACGTGGATCGTGCCGTCGCGCTGGACGCGGTAGGTGCGCGACTCCACGTCGAGCGTGGCCGCGAGCACCTTCTGGCAGATGCGGTCCGCTTCGCTGCTGGCGTTGGCCACCAGCCGGGCGAGCGCCTGCGCCTCCGTCAGGCTGCTGCCCGCGGGGATCAGCTGACTGGTGTCGACGCCGGTCGGCTCGGCGAGGAAGTCGGCCGCGGTGATGTACGGGGTGTAGGTGGCGTATGAGGGTGCGATCGGGGCGATGACCGGGGTGACCACGGCGCCCCCTTACACGCTCGGGTACTTGTGGTAGTGGCGCACCTCGGGAAGGTGCTCGTGCTGCCGGTAGCCGCGGGCGCGCAGGTGGTCCAGAATCCGCACGTCCAGGCGACGCCAGTCCTTCGCGGGCAGGCCTCCGCTGCCGTCCTCGCCCACCGCGTCGAGCAGGTCAGGCTCGGCGGCCTTGAGCGCGGCGCTGAAGCGGGTACAGCCGAGGCAGACCAGCAGCTGACGGCCGATCGGGTACGGGAATCCGCACCACGGCTGCGGGCATGCGGCCAGTTCCTCGACGGCGCCGGCGCGGATGCCGATGTCCTGCTCGATCACCATCAGGTCGCCGCGCTGACGCCAGTGCTCGGCGAGCAGCCGCCAGTACGCGGCATCGTCCGCGGGGTCCAGGCGGACGCGCAGGTGTCCTGGCGCATGGGTATTCGCCAGGCGCGCGGTGACCGGATGCAGCCGCGTGTACGGCAGCAGGATCACTCGGCGGGCGGCTGGTCCGGCTTGGCCGCGGTCTTCTTGGCCGGCGCCTTGCGCGCGCCGGATGCCGCGGGCTTGGCCTTGGCTGCCGCCTCCAGTTCGTCGATCCGCACCTCGGCGCGCGCCAGCCGGTCGCGCAGTTCGGCGACGACGCCGGGCAGTACGTGCGGGTTGCGCAGCTCCTCGACGTGCGCCTGCCGCTGCGCGGCCTCGTGCGCCGACGGCTCGCGCCAGTGCGAGGCGTGCTGGGTGACCAGTTCACGGGCGAAGTCCAGTGGCAGCGTGGTGAACACGCCCTCGGCGTTCGCCTCGTGCATGTTTCCGTCGTGGTCCTGCACGCTGGTGGCGCCGGCCAGGTTGATGACGTGCATGAGCGGGTCCTCTCGAAGCGCCGGACCCGGGCCGAGGGGAAGGGCCCGAGTCCGGCACGTATCGGCTACGGCGATCAGGTCGCCTGGATGGACTGGATCACTCCGAACACCACGGGCGCCCGGTTGATCAGGGTCTCCACGGCGCGGGTCTCGCCGTCTTCACGCGGACCGCCGTGCGCCCTGTCCGAGCCGTACACGTAGTTGTACAGGTCGTCCAGGCAGCGCATCTCCAGCACGCGGGAGATGTTCGCGTTCGGGTAGGGCACGCTGTCGCGCTTGGCGATCAGCGTCCCGGGGGGCATGTTCGGGTAGACCTTGATCGGGATCTGCTCGCCGGTGATCCGGTTGACGTACGAGCCGACCTTGCCGCCCGCGACGATCCGGCCACGGCCCGCGCCGTCGTCCATCGTCAGGTACGTGACCGCGCCCGGCGTGTTCAGCACGAGAGCCGACAGGGAGTTGGCCTCCTGGCTGGAGACCATGTACGCGCTCGGGCCGAGGTAGGTGGCGTTGTAGTACTGCTTGTTGAGGTTGTCGAGCTGCTGGATGCCGCCGCCCGACACGGTGAACTGCGAGCCGGCCGCGTCGATGATGGTCGCGCCGGAGTTGACGCCGGAGCCGTGCTGCACGATCACGCTGTTGTTCACGTAGTCGCCGGTCACGGTGGCCAGCAGGCCGTTGAACTCGTTCGTGCCCGCGCTGCCGTTGTCGGCTGCGGTGTTGATCGTCGGGACGGTGGTGGACAGGCCCGGCAGCGTGGTGGTCGGCGGGGTCTGGTTCGCGCCCGGCACGCTGGTCATCGTCACGGACGGGATCGTGGTGGTCGTGTAGTAGAACCACGTGGTGCCGCCGTTGGTGGACTGGAACCAGTCGTAGGCGACCGCGCCGATGACGGACGGGACCGAGGCCGTCACCGCGTGCGTGCCCGAGCCGACCGTGGAGGTCGTGATCAGGGCGCTGTTGGCGCGGCTGTTGCCGTTGCCCGCGCCGGTGCCGTCACCGTTGCAGTAGTAGTAGCCGGAGCCGGTGCGGGCGGCGACGCCCACGGTCAGCGCCGTGCTGTTGGCGATACTGCCGCCGGTGGTTGCGTCCGAGAGGGTCGGCGCGGCGGGCCGGGCGAGCGGGAAGTTCTGCCCGCCCATCCCCATCTTGTCCTCGCCGATCTTCCACTGGTTCATCGCGTTGTAGATCGCGATGGACTGGGCGTTGGCGTAGCCACGGGCCTTGGCGATCGCGTCGCGGGTGACGGTGTAGCCGATCGCCATCGGCTCGTACGCGGCCTGCACGAGGATCTGGGAGATGTTGGCCAGCGGGCCGGCGGCGTCGAACGCGACGGACGGCTTGGGCTGGCTGGAGTTGACGTTGAGCAGGACCTCCCACTGCGCGACGTCCGATCCCTGGTCGGGGCCGGTGCGCGGCAGTTCGTCCCGGAAGTCGGTCGGGACGGGGATCAGGCTGATCAGGTCGGAGAGGTCGACGCCCTTGATGCCGGTGGAGCTGGTGATACCAGAGGTCTGCGCCTTGGCGATGTTGAGCGTCTCGATCGTGATCTCGTCGAGCTCGGTCATGCGGGGTGCCTGCCTTTCGTGGCATGACAAAGCCCCCGGGCATCAGCTCGCGGGGGCTTGCGTGGAAAGGTGGTCCCTATGCGTTGCCGAAGCGTCCCTTGATGGCGGCGATCGCGACCTCGCGCTGCGCCTGCTCCTTCGCCGGCCCGTCGGGCAGGGCCGCGAGGGCCTTGCGGATAGGGTCGAACTCGGGGCTGCGCTCGAAGCCGTCGCCGCGGTGGGAGGGCGCGAGACCGGCCTCGCCGGTGGCGCCGTTCAGCAGCGGGGACCTGCGGTCGTCAGGCTGGGCCAACGCCTTCTCCACGCGCCCGGTCTGGCTCCCCATCTGCGTGGTCAGCTCACCGAGCTGCTTCACCACGGATGCCATGGCCTCACCGAACGGAGCGAGCTGGGCTGCTACCGCCTTCGCAACGTCGTCCGACGCCGCGGCGGGCGCCTGGACGGTCTCGGTGCCCGGGATCACCCGGGCGTCATCCGGTGCGGCCGCACCGGAAGCCTTCGCGGCCGCCGCCTTGGCGGCCTTCTTGAGCAGCGCGCGCCGGCCGATCTCGGCCAGCTCCGCCTCGGTCAGCCCGAACGCGCCCTTGGCGACCTCGGTCGCCGCGGCGGTCTCGGTGCCGGTGGTGGTTGCGGCCTGCTCGCCCTCGCGCACGCCGGTGGTGTCCGTGTTCGTCACGGTGCTCTCCTGGGGTTGGGGTGCCGCGTGCGCGGCGGGAGTGGTGGTGGCCGCCTTGGCGACGGCACCGGATTCGGCGTGCTCGGCGACCGCTACGCCGCCGACGAGCTTCGCGGCCTGCATCAGGCAGTCGCGGGCGGCCTGCAGGTCGAACACGTCGCCGAGGTCGCCCATGTCCCCGGCGCCGACTTCGGCGCCTTCGCGGGCGGCGAACGCCTCGAGGCGGGGACACAGCGCGAGGATCGCCTGCACGATGCCGTCGGCGGTGGCGGCGTCCTGGCCTTCCCACGCCGGGGAGCCGGGCTCGGCGGCGCCGTCGGCCTTGGCGACCTCGACGCCGAAGTGGTTGGCCGCCGCGCGGATCTTCGGCATGGCCTTCTCGCCGAACGGGGACTGCGGGGCCCGCGACAGGGCGTTGCGCACGTGCGCCGCGTCGTGCACCGGGAAGTGCCGCTTGGAGCGCGGGGTCGTCTTGCCCTGCTCGTCCTTGGTGCCGCCCGGTTCGATGTACGCGAACGCCGAGTCGGGCAGGTCGTTGACGTCCGCGGTCGAGAGGTCGGCCTTGGCGACGACTTCCACGGCGCGCCGGTCGGCGGCTTCCTTCATCAGCTTCGCGATCGCGCTGGGGCTGCCTGTCATGGTGACGGTCTCGCGCTCCGGCGCGGCCTGCGCTTCGGCCTTCTCGACCTGTTCGCGCACGAACTGCGGGTCGAACAGCGCCGGTCCGCCCTCCGGTGCGGCCGACTTGGCGATCAGCCACGGCGTGCCGTTCGCCGCCTTGTCCACCTGGTCCATGCGGTGGATGTCCGGGTCCACCAGCTCGCTGAACGGTTCCTCGTCGGGCGTGGTCATCCGCTGCTCCTGCGTGTGATTCGGCGGGCGGTGCCTTGCGGGGACCAGCCGGTGACCTTGCCGGCCTTGTAGAGGCGCCAGGCCTGTTCGCTGAGGATCGCGCCCACGAGCCAGTCGCCTGCCTTCACGACCGCCACGGAGCCGTCTGGGGCCGTGACCGGCCAGTCCGGGCCGCGGTAGATGTAGGACTCGACGATGGTCGCTTCGCCCTCGGTGCCGTCCGCGTGGAACATCCCGCTGCGGGCGCCGTTGCGCATGAACGAGAAGGCGGCCTTCTCCAGCTGCTCCGGGGTGAAGTAGTCGCGGCCGCCGTCCTGTCCCTTGCGGATGCGCGGGTCCGGTCCGGCCTGGTAGGCGATGCCGAGGACGTAACGCTGTTCGTCCGCCATGCGGCCTCCCTGGTCAGGCTGGGATGTTGGCGCAGCGGTCGCCCGGATGGACCGGGCATTGCAGGTCGCCGGACGGGTACGGGGTGCCGATCGGGACGGCTCCGGCCGCGGCGTTCTCGTCGCAGATCACGCAAACCCGCGCGTCCCCGACGGTGATCTGCCGGGTGGCCTTCACTCCGGCGCGGCGGTAGGCCCGCATCGCGGCAGCCGACGATGCGCGGCTGATCTCGGTGGTGGCGATCAGTCGTGCGCGGGCCTGGTTGCCGAGCAGCGCCTTGATCTCCTCGGCGAGGTCTTCCGCGCTCACGCCGCGCAGCACGCCGTCGGCCAGAAGCCGCGCGAGATCCTCCAGCCGCGACTGGGCGATCGAGCGGATCTCGATGCCCTGCGCGTCCAGCAGTTCCCGCAGTCCGGAGCCGTCGCCCCACTCGCCGATCAGCATCTCGGCGATGTCCGTGCGCCCGGCTTCCCAGTCGCCGTACTCGGCCACGGCCTGATCGAGCGGGGTTCCGTCCGCTACCGCGTCGAGGATGGCGCGGGCGGAGGAGTCGCCGATCAGGTAGCCGTCGGTCCACAGGCCTGCCATGTCGCGGGCGAGGGCCTGCGCGAGGTGCGAGCGAACGCCCCAGGCGAGCAGGAACGCGACGGTGGCGTCGATCAGGCGTTGGCGCTTGTCCTGGTCGTCGTCGGTGTGCGCGGCTGCCGGTTGTGCCGTGAGGTACGCCGAGGCGAGCGCCGCGGCGTCGATGGCGGCGAGCATGTCTGCGGCCAGCAGCGGCGCCCAGTGGGCGATTGCGGCGAGGTCGAGGCGCCAGCCCGGCCAGTCATCTGACCGGGCCTGGTCTTTTGGGTCGCCGTCCGCCTTGGTCACTCCGTCGCGCGCTTCCCAGTGGTCGCACACCGCGCGCTCGTCGATGGCCCCTTGCACGAGCGTGCAGGCGCCGCTCTCGAAGTCCGGCGGGTTGAGCCGGAACATCGAGCAGTTGCCGCAGTGGCGGCCGTCCACGTCGCTCGGGTCGCGATAGTGCGCCTGCGCTTTGGTCAGCGTTGCGGCCTTGGCCACGCCCGAGCGCAGCGCGGCCAGCACGCGCGGCATGTCCGCCGCCAGTTCGCGCCGCACCGCAGGGTTGCTGACCAGCTGCTCAGGATCCCACCAGGCGATCGCCTCGACGTGATCGCGGCCCGGGTCGTCCGGGTTGATGACGCGGTCGCGCGGGTCGTCGATGCGCAGCACGCCCTCGTGCGGGACGGTCCAGACGAATCCGGCGTAGACGCCGTTCGAACTGGTCCACGCGCCGGTCTGCGCGCCGTCGGGCAGCGGGCTGCCGACCTCTTCCTCCCACTCGCGGCTGGCTGCGGCGTGGGGCTGCTCGCCGGGCTCCAGGCATCCGCCGGGGAACTCCCAGGTGCCGGATGCCGGGTCGCTCTCGTCCATGCCGCGCTGGAGCATCAGTATGCGCCCGGTGTCGGCGGCGCGTACGGCGATGCCTGCGGCCTTCGGTCCGGCCGCCTTGGTCACGTCGGCGTCCGGGTCCTGGTGGGCGTGCAGTTCGTCCCACGGGCCTTCGGCGCGCTTGGGGTGCGCCACGTACGCCGGGACCGGCTCGTGGCGCGAGCGGTGCGCCAGGGCGTGGTGATGCCCGTCGGCGACCATCACTGTGGGCTGGCCTGGCCGCTGCACGGCGACGGAGGGCTTGGTGTCCTTGCCCTTGGCCATCCGGCGCGCGAGCTTGGCGACCTTCCCCGGCTCGCGGCTGGCACGCCACGACTCCAGGTTCGACCAGTCGACGCGGTCGAGCGGCAGATCCTCGCGGGTCCAGTGCTGCTCGAGCACCCAGCCGATCGAGTCGGCGGGGAAGTTCTCGGCCAGCTGGTTGTAGACCTCCCGCGCCGGGACGGCGCTGTCCTTCGGCGCGGGCTTTGCGGTGGGCTGCGCCTTGGCCTTCAGGACCGCGCTGACCTCGGCCCGGCCGCCGCGGTTGAGCTCGGAGGCGACGACGGGCGAGACGGCCTTGAACACGAAGTCGCGCGACCAGCGCCCGCGGCGCTTGCAGCCGGTGACGTACTCCCGGAACGCCAGCAGCTCCGCCGCCTCGGCGCCGCTGAGGTCCGCGCCCTTGGCCACCGGCTCCTGCTGCCCGGCGGAGCGCTGCTGGGTCTGGGAGCCCTGCGGCGCGGACCTCAGCGGCGCGTCCCCGGTGCCGGGCTGCGGCTGCTGGGCGCCGCGCTGCTCGCGCTGCGCCGGGGTCTCGCGGTTGGGGTCCTGCTGCGACTCCAGGGCGCGGCGCGTCTGCACCTGGTAGGCGTCGATCGCGGCCTGCGACGCCTTGTCGTCCGTCGTCCCGGGCGTGGGCACGACGGGGATCGGCGGCACGTACGGCTGATCGAGTACCAGCTGGCCCTTGGCGGGGCCGTAGGTCTCCGGGTCGGTCTTGCCCGCGGCGCCCTCGATGGCGAGCAGCGTGACCGGGCCCAGGCGCTGGGTGGAGAAGAACCGCGGCGTGGGCCGCTCCTTGTCCACCTTCTTGCCGAGAATGTCGACACGCACCTCGTCCGGGGACTCGGCGCCCATCTCCACGTACAGCTGGTGGGCCTGCGCCTCCTGGAGGCGGTCCTCCTTGTCGCGGCCGGTGTCGAGCGACACCTTGACCGGCAGGCCGATGTCGTGCTGCAGGTAGCGGCTCAGCGTGCCCTCGACGAACCGCACCCAGGGCAGCGTGTTGACGCGGAACTGGATGTCGACCTGGGTTTCGCCGTTGGCGCGGTTCACGTCCGAGACCAGGCCGAGATCCTGCGGCACGACGCCGAACGCGGCGCACGTGCGCTTCATCAGCCACTCGGGGAACTTCGGGTCGAACGTGGCTGGCTTGGTGCCGGTGTACTTGCTGCCGTTGGGGACGGCGAGCAGCTGGTGCAGCTTGGCCTGGTCGCCCATGACCATGGCGTCCCAGTGGTCCTGCCACTCGCGCACCTGCGCGGGCTCGGAGACGTCCGGGGGCAGTTCCATGAACCCGGCCGGCACGCTGCCGTCGGTGAACAGCTGCAGGAAGTGCCACTGGAAGCGGATGTCGGTGTTCGCGGTCAACACGACGGACTCGATCGGCGCGAGCCCGTACGGGGAGTCCTCCTGCGGGCGGAACGGGGTGTAGATCAGGTCGTCGGTGGTGAACCACGTGCCGACCATGCCGTGGATGACCTGCCAGAACGCGGGCGCCGGGGGCTTGGGGCGGCGGCCGTGCTCGTCGATGTACGGGGCGATGGTGCGCCCGTCCACGACCTCCAGGCCGATGATGTCGCCGTTGTAGTCGCGGCGCTTGTACAGCGGGCAGGCGTCGTACTTGAGGGCGTTCTCCAGCCACTTGCTCAGCCACGCGTCGTAGGGCAGCTCGCGGTCGGGCTTGTCCAGCACGAGGCGAGCGGCGTCGATGGCGTCCTCGACGTCGTCCTCGACGCCGTGGGCGGGCTGGAACATCAGCGGCATGGAGCGCAGTTCGTCGATCTTGTGGTTGATGCACATGCGCGCCACGTCGTAGGCGTCGATCAGCGCCTTGAGCACGTCGAAGGAGACCTTGCCCCAGGCGGCGCGGCCCTGGGTGGCGATGTTGACGCCGACCGGGTAGTCCTGCGCGCGGGCCGGGGCGCTGTAGCCGAAGTAGGGCTGTAGCGGCCGGCCGGGGGTGAAGTTGCCGCCCTGGTTCATGCCGTGGGCGGTCAGGGCGTTCTCGATCGGCGCGGGCGTGGTGGCGGGGGCGAGGCGTGCGGGTGCGCGGTCAGCCGGGGCGCCGCCCATGCGGGCCAGGGAACGGGCCGCCGCGGGCTTGGCGGCGGAGACCTTGCGCGGCGGGGAGGACGCCTTGGCCACGGCGCCCCCCTGCTGGTGTCGTGGTGGTGGTGGCGTCGCGCGCTGCGGTGGGGATCTCGATGCCGGCCTCTTGCGCGGCCTGCTTCATCGCCGCGAGGTACGCGCCGCCCTGCCCGTCGCCGCCGTAGAAGGCCAGCAGCAGCGCGTCGGCATTGTCCGGGGAGCGGCCGATGCGCTTCTTGGTCTCTTCCTTCTTCTCCACGACGATGCGCCGGGAGGAGTCCACGGTGTACTTCGGCGCCGTGAGCTGCGCGATGAGCCGTTCGCGGTCCGCGTCCTCGAGGGCGGACAGATCCCAGCCGCGGTCCTCGGTCAGCTGGCGGCCGATCTCCCACCAGATCTGCGAGCGCAGCCGGGGGAAGCGTTCGGGTTTGGCGGAGGCTTCCCCGACGTTGACCGGCACGACGCGGCAGTCGTGCTCGCCCTTGGCCCGGCGCCGTCGCAAGGAACCGACCACGCCCCAGCCGACACCGATCACGTCCACCTTGACCGCGGTGGCGCCGGTCTCGTGGATGGCCTCGACCACCAGGTCAACGAGCTCTTCGCTCTCACGGGTGCGGGTGCGCCACTCGCGGCCGACCACGATCCCGCGTCTTTCGCGGATCGCCGCCTCGTCGTCTCCGCCGGCGCCGACGTCCACGCCGAGTTCGACCGGCAGCAGCCGCTCCGGGGCGTACGCGGACTCCGGCGGCAGGGCGCAGGCGCGCAGCTTGGACAGGCGCACCACGCCGTCGCTGGCCTCTTCCGGGAAGCGGCCGAGCACCTTGGAGATGTAGACCGGGGAGCCTTCGCCGAAGTCACGGGCGATCTCGCGCTCGTACGAACGAGAGACCAGCATCTCGCTCAGCTCTGCGGGCACCTGCTCGCCGGTGAAGTTCGGCGAGTCGAAGACCGAGATCTCGATCAGGTTCCAGTCGCCGCCCGCGCACACCGTCGCGAAGTACGAACCAGGGTCGTCCGGGTTGCCGATCGCGAGAATGCGGCAGTGCTCACCGGTGGCGATCGAGTTGGCCGCCGTCCAGAAGTGCTTGGTGACGCCGCATGCCTCGTCGATGATGACCAGCACGAACTTGGCGTGAATGCCCTGAAACGCGTGCTCGTTGTAGTCCGAGGGTTTGCGCCCGAACGCCACGAGTTGGTTGTCGAGCATCCACTCGGTCTGGTTGACGATGCCGCGGAACGGGTTACCGCGCGCAGCGGCCTTGTGCGCCGCGCCGTTGATCTCCGCCCAGAGGATCGCCTTGACCTGGTCGCCGGTGGGTGCGGTGGTCACCACGCGCGCGGTGCCGGGTGGGTGGGCGTCGAGCCACCACGCGGTCAGGCGTGAGGCTACGAAGCTCTTACCGACACCGTGGCACGACTGGACGGCGGTACGCCGCTGGTCGCGCACGGACTCGACGATCTGCACCTGCTTGGTCCACAGATGCTCGCCGAGCTTCTCGCGCACCCAGGCGTCGGGTCGGGCGAGGTAGTCATCGGGTGTAGGGCGCTCGAACTCGCGGGCGGCGTGTTCGGCCCAGTCGAGCGCGGCAGTCATGTGCGCGGCCCGGTCAGTTCAGCGCCGCGGACGAGGCGGTGAGCAGTTCCCGTAGCCGGGCCGGGACGACCACGGGCACACGGGCCTGCTGCTGCGGCGTGAGCTCCAGGTCGGCGAGCACAGCGCGGATGACCTGCGCAACCAGCGCGCCCTGCTGTTCGGCGAGCTTGACGCGGCGCTCCTCGATCCCGGCTCGCAGCGCCGCGGCGCACACGGTGACCAGGTGCTTGCGTTCCTCCTGGTAAAGGCGCAGCAGGGCGTGCGGGACGGCTTCCTCGGTGACTCCGGCGTCGTCGCCGCCCTCTTTGACCTTCGTGATGCCCCACACCAGTTCGCCGCGAGTCAGGGCGTGCACCTGCTGCTCGAGCCAGGCGACGTGCCCGGCGGTGCGGTGCACTTCGTCGAGGATCGCCTGCTCGGGCGTGGTCTCGACTGGCAGGCCGTAGGTGTCGGCTAGTTCGCGCACCTTCGCCTCGGCTTTTACGTCCTTGGCCTTGCGGCCGAGATGCATGCGGCACTTCTCGGCGCCGGTGACGGCTGGCCCCTCGCAGGGCGAGCCGTCTTTGCAGTGACCCGTGCACGTGCGGCGTGGCATGGGGTCACCGCCTCACCGGGGTTGCATGGGCCCCTAGCTTTGGTCGGCCGCCGCCTCTGGCCGCTCGGGTAGTTGCGCGTCGGGCCGGCCCGCGAACCATTCCCATAGCTGGCGGGTGATGGTGCTGCGGTCGCTGCCCGCTCGTCGCGCTGCGTCGTCGAAGTCTTCGGTCAGCTGGTCGTCGATGCCGCGTACGACGCGCTGCTTGTGCTTGTGGGCGTTGGCCATGACTCGATCATCTCAGGTGGCTTGCCACCCGGCAAGAGCCGTGCCATAGTAGGTGGCAAGCCACCCGCTACTAGGGAGAACGCCATGACGCACCGCATCGCCCGTCGCGCAGTGAAGGCCCTCGCAGTCGCAGCCGTCGCGGTTGCCACGTTCGCGGGAGGCTACCTCGCGCACCAGCCGCACACCGTCACCAAGACGGTGACCGTCGTGCGCACCCAGGACGACGTGGCCTCGTTCAACGACGGGTGGCTCACCGCACTCGACGACGTGGCGCGCGCCGAGCCGAGCCTGGCGCACAGCTACGACGGTCTGAACGCCGGGATCACGGTCGGCTCCGGCTGCACTGGGATCGGGTTCGAGACGCGCGGGAACGTCGGGCCGTTCACCGACCTGTGTCAGTAGCGTCGCCCACCGCAGCGCGCCTCAGCCTTCGGGCGGGGCGCGCTGCCGCGTTTGTCAGGCCGCCCCGGGGCCGGGCAACTCGGGGCGGCCAGTCTGTGGTTACTCGGTGACGCCGGGCACGATCGGCCGGTGGGGCACGGACGGTGCCGCGGTCGCCTCGTTCTGCTCGAGCACGAGGTGCCAGAGGTCTTCGGGCGTCACGTACCCGTCCCAGCGCCCGTCGGCGTACAGGTGCCATCCGCCGTTCGCTGCGGCGCGGTCGGCCAGCTGGCTGCACATCATGTGCTTGCTGCTGCGCACGTAGCTTCGCAGCCACGGGATCGGCAGGTGCAGCCGGTGCGCGGCGATCGCGGCGTAGTCGGCGAACGAGTACGGGGTGTCGCGCAGGGCGAGTGCTGCCTGGGCGACGTCGCCGCGGTACTGCTCAGGACAGCGCAGCCACGCGATGCCCCGCGGGTCGTACTCGGTGAGCGGGACTTCGCGTGCTCCGCCGGGTTCGGCTTCGACGATCAGTACGTGTGGCGGCTGCCCGTTGCCGGACGGGACGACTTCGGTAACGACGAAGGCGTGCTCATAGTTGGCGAAGCCGTCGCCGTTGAGCCACTGGCCTACGCGGATGCCGAGGCCGACCGCGCCGCGGATCTGCGTGAGGCCGATGTCACCGGGCTGGGGCTGGTACATGCGGATCCCTCCCCGTGCTCGGGGCAGCAGTGCCGTGTGGCGCTGCGGTCGATGCTTTCGCCGGTGGCGAAGTCCACCTCGGTGAAGCGGGCGCAGCAACAGCCGGCGCGATGGTCGGTGCCGCTGGCCATCAGGCGTCCGGACCGAGCACGGCCCGCTTGTTGCGCAGCGCCTTGGCGCGCCGTCGCCCGGGTCCGCTGGCCGGGATGGTGCGCTCGAACCCGCGCGCCTCGTCGTTGGCCTTCCGCTCGACCAGGCGCGCATTGCGCCGGGAGAACCGCTGAGCAGCCGCGACCTGGCGAAGGTGTAGGTCGTAGCCAGTGAGGCGTCTGCGCCGGATCACTAGGCGCTCGGCTTGTCGCTGCCGCTCACCGCAGCCTCGGCGTCGGCTACCGCGTCCTTCGCGAGCGTTCCCGCGTCGGACTCGACCGCGTGCACGACCGGCTCGGCGGCTACCTCGGCCTGGTGCTCCACGTCGGTGGCGTCCGCCTTGGCCTCGCCGAGCAGCTTCGCGGCGATCGACCGGAACTCGTCGAGCAGGTGGCTCGCGTCGGCGGCCAGCTTCTGCTCGAACGCGGAGACTTCGGCGTGCAGGTTGCTCATCGCGGACATGCGTCACTCCCGGGTCGGGTGAGGGGTGGCCGAATCGGGCCAGAAAAGGCGAAAGCCCCCGACCAGTCGCTGGTCTCGGGGGCTTCGGGGCGCAGTGCGCCTACGGGCAGATCATGTGCGAAACATCAGGTCGTCGTCAAGTGGACGCGCTGCTGAGCCCTTCCATCGCTTCCTCGGCGAGTGCGCGTTCCCGCGCACCGCGCCGCGTCTGTGCTTCGGCGGTGAGCACGGCCAGTTCTTGGTACAACGGTTGGCCGCCGTCGGTGGTCACGGGTTCGATGAGCTTGCGCCTCGCCCAGTCGCGGATGCGGGCCTCGTCCACGTGCGCCGCCTTCGCCGCCTCGGCCGTGGTGAGCAGTCGCTGCGAGGGGTCGTCGGGGTCGAGCTCAATCACGATCGTCCTCGGCGCGGTCGGCAGGCCGCACTGTTTGCGCAGGTACTTCTGCGCCCAGTCCAGCGCGTGCACGGTCGGCGTCCTGATCGTCTCGGGGGATGGGATCAGGATAGTGGGGCGCGGGGACAGGTTTTCCGTCGGCGATCCACGCGGCGGCTCGGTTCGCCATCTTCGCCGTGGGATGCACGCCGATCGTCGGGAGTCCCGCAGCCGCGAGGTAGTCGCGCACGTTGCGGCGCATCTCGTCAGAGATCGGGTCTCCCGGCCGGAACGCTGGGGTCTCGCTCACGCCTGCACCACCAGCTCCCACGCCTCGTCCACCCACTCGGCGCGCATCCCGGCCGCCGCAAGCGCCTCGCGCAGCTGCTCGAACTTCGCCGTCAGCTCCTCCACGCCGAGCATCTGGTGCCACTGCACGCGCGGGCCGCCCTGCTCGCTGCCCTCGATGACGACGTACCCGGCGACCACCAGCATGCGGCCGGTATGGTCCTGCGTGCGTCCGACCTTGGCCGCGGGGAAGCCTGCCGCGGCGAGGGCGACGCGCACGCGTTCGGCGGCGAGGATCGGATCGGTGGTCAGCGGGCTGTTCACCCGCCCATCATCACCTGACGAACGCCAGCAGCGCTATCGCTTCGGGCGCTTGCCGGTCGCGGCCTCGCGCGCGGTGAGCCGGTGGTGCTCGGGCAGGTCGGTGCGTCGGTGCCAGTCGCCGGCGTGCTGCGAGGGGACGCGGCCGAGTCCGCGGCACTGGCGGCAGTGGTCGTAGGGGTAGGCCTTGCGTGCTAAGGCGGCGAGCTTGCGGCGTGAGGGTGCGCGTTCGCCGGCGCCCTCGCACTCGGCGAGGATCCGCGCGATGTAGTCGGCGCGCAGCTTGTCGGTCAGGGGCCGGTTGACGATGCCCTGGTCGCAGGCCCGACACTCGAGGGTCGGGCCTGCCTGGCGCTTGCGTCCGGCCTGGCGGACGGCGCGGCGCTGCTTCGCGTCGAGGTTGCCGCGCTTGCGGCTTGCGAGCCATCCGGCGACGCCGGGCAGGCCGGCGTCGGTCATGGCGCGCCGGGAGAGGGTTTTGCGCTGGCCGCGGGCGGTGCGTCCGTGGGTGGGGCACGAGACGGAGCCGCTGACCATGCCGTTGGTGATGACGGCGATGCGGCCGGTGCCCTGGCAGGGGCAGGTGACGGCGAGGTAGACGCCGCGCAGGTTCTTGCCGGGCACCGCGCTCGGATCGGGGGCGGGTCCGATCTTCTTGCGCGGGGTGCGGGGTTTGGCCGGCTTGCAGGCTGGCCGAGGTGTCGGCTTGGGTTGAGCCCGCGCGGGCGCGATCTTCTTCGCTGGCACCTTCGGTGCGCGGGCTCGCTTCGCGGGAGGATCGCCGGGCAGGCCTGCGGCCAGTCGCTCGGCGCGTTCCTGCGCTTCCCGCAGCGCCTTCTGTGCCTGCGCCCAGGTGATCGGTTTGCCGGTGTGCGGGTTGACCGCGATGGGCGGGTTGGGCTTGCGTACGCGCGACGGCCTGGGTGTGGCCTTCTTCGCCGCGGCGGCCTTCTTGCGGGCCTGCTGCGCGGCGCGCTGGGCTCTGCGCTTCTCGGCGAGCGCCTTCTGTCGCTCGCGGCGCTGGTGCGCGCGGTACTGCTTGCGCCGGTTCGTGCTGTTGGTGACGGTCTTGTGCTTCCACGGCGAGGTGACGATCGCCTTGAACGTCTGGTGTTTGCCGCCGGAGATGAACCGGGCGGCGATCCGGTTCGGGCGCATCGCCCGCTTCGCGCGGCGGTAGCGGCGGCCCATCAGGCGCCCCTGCTCATGCGGCGCTTGATCGCCTCGTCGTCACGCCAGTAGCGGTAGTCGCGTCCCTCGATGCCGAAGCCGACCGAGCCGCCGGTGCGCCAGAGCTTGCACACGTCGCGCACCCACGCCAGCGAGCAGTTTTCGTGGCCTGCGGCCTGCGCGGCGGCGGCCAGTTCGCTGACGGTCACACCCTGCTCGAACGTGTCCAGCAGTTCCCACAGCGCCCGGTGCTTCTCGTCGATCTCGCTGCCGTTGGGGTAGCAGTCCGGGACCGCGCGCAGGTATGGCACGGCGCCGCGGGTGTCCTGCGGCTCGCCGGGCGCACCATTGCCGCTGCCGCCGGGCGGCGTGGTGCGCGGGGTCGCGCCGACGTCACCGAGCACCGAGGCTGCGGCCTCGGCCGAGCGCGCGTCCAGTGTCGGGCGGGTGTCGGCGTAGCGCTCGACGTACTCCACGATCTCGTCGTTGCTGACGTAGTAGCCCTTGTACTTGACCGGGATCTTCACGGCCGGGGTGCGCATGTAGAACATGCCGGGCACGTACAGGTCGATGTGCGCGCGGTACCCGTCGCCGTGCGCACCCGGCCCTAGGATGATGTTGGTCTGGGAGACCTTGGAGGTCTGGAAGCACACGAGGTTCTGGATCTGGTCGATGCCGCCCTTGCCGTCGCCGGAGGTGATGGAGCTATCCGGGGACTGGGTGGCCATGACGATCTGGATGCCGAGCGCCCGGTAGACCTGCACGGCGGTCTCGAAGTTGGAGGCGATGAACTTGATCGCTTCCATGACCTTGGGTGGGAAGGCGTTCTTGCGTACCTTCTTGCTCTGGCGCACCAGTTCGGCCAGCTCGTCGATGACCACGACGAGGACGGGCCCGTGCTGCGCGGGATCCCACTTCTCCACGGGGGTGCCGGTGCGCTCGCGGATCTCGGCGAGCATGTCGCCGCGGGCCTTGGCCACCGCCGTGAG